TGAGATCAGTCCAGTTGCCCCACTCGTGGGCCAGCTCATGGATCTCAGTTTCGGAAAGAATGTCCCCGAAGAATTTCTTGAGAAAGCGTCCCGGCTTGATTGGGGTGCGGATGTTGCGTGCCCGCTTGTCCAAGTTCTGGAAGTAGGCGACCGCACCTGGCACAGTCTCACTCGGCCGCGGCAGTAGCTCGATCCAGCGGAGGAAGTTGTCACGGAACCACTGGTGCTTGAGCCAAGGGTTGCCCTCGAACGTGGTGGCGACTTCCTGCTCATGCCAAGTGATGAGCGGGCTGTTCTTCGGCGGACGAAGGACATGGATCTTATGGCAGAAACTGCCATTCAGGGAAGACACTTCCTTCAGGCCAGCATACGCGCCCTGTTGTACCTCGATCCGGCCCTCGACTGTCAGCATGACAATGGACTTGTAGTCCACGCCGATGCCCAGTTCCTGGTCGGACTGGAGGTCTCCGTGCGGCATGCTCACTGAGACCAGATCGTCCCAACGTTCGGTATCTGGAGGCAGCACAAAGCCGCCCGCTGGCTTCACAGCAGGAGAAGCAATCATAACGATTTCGCCTTTTAGAGAGTGGTTGTCATCTGCCAGAGCTCGCGGAAGTGAGCTCGCATGGTCTTGACGTCCTCTTCCGATCGGTACGGGACGTAGACGGTGACGAAGGATGCTGAGTGGACCTCGACGTTCGCGAGGCCGGGGTACGTGCCGGCGGCGAGAAACACGGCCGGCATGTTGGTCTTGGTGTGAAAGCTGATCGCAATCTGCGGTCGGCTGTCGCGGACCCGATACTTGAGCATCTCAGTGTTGAAGAGGCTCTGCTGCTTGTGTGTCTCGGCAAGGAGACCGGGGTTCACATTGCCGTACGCGGAGCCATCACTGGTGATGTGCAAGTTCGATCGCCTTATCCCAGACCGCGAGAACCTCGGCGTGGGTGGAGTTGTCGTTGAACTGGACGATCCCACCTGTGACCTGGTCGAGCAGATTGATGACGTCGCGCCGCAGCTTGATTTGGCCAGGAGTGGTTTTACCCACGGCGCCTATCGAGCAGAAGCAAACTGCCTTGGGATCGTCCGGGTGGGTCGTGGATCCATCCTTGGTTCGAGCGAACCAACCCTTCGTCCAGTTCTTCGGATCCGCGAGCAGTTCGCGGCCGGTGGTGAGGACTTCGAGGGGAGTGTTCATGCGTTCAGGCTCCTCAACACATCGTTGATGTCGACCTCGTCGAACTCGTCGAGGTAGTAGTAGTATGCGGGATCGTCCTCCCCGATAGGGGAGGGTTTGGAGTGCTCTTCCATGAGCCTTTCCTTTTTTGCTTGACATAGCCTCGGGAGCCACCAACTGATTCGTTTCAGAGGTGACTAATGTACGAGACTACGGCTATTCGAGATGTTTTGGTGTGCCCTGAAAAACGCAAGGGTATCAGCATGCGCCGACACTCCACGCTTGCCGACCTGGCCTACACTTTGCTCTATCGCTGGCCCGACGATTGCAGGGGCGAGGAGTGGGTGCATGCCCAGCTTATGTGCCTGGATGCCATGGAGGGTGTCCGCGATCCGGAGGTGGCCAGAGCTGCTTTCGTCGCCGCAGCTAATGCTGCTGAGATGCTGATGGTTCGTGAGGAGTACATTCAGGAGCGGCCTGAGAAACGTTCCCGCCGAAATAACCGGCATCCTTCGCAGCCTTGAGAGCTCGACGACCGCCAGCCTCGGCTTGTGTCCAAGCGTTGGTGTCGAGGTAGCTCTGCGGCTCGTAGAACGCGAGGATGAAGTTGAGGGCGCCTGCCATCTGCTCGATGAGGGCGTCCTTGATCAGCTCCCGCTCGGCGCGAGCTGCTTCATCACGTGACTTGAACGTCGGCCGCTGTTCGAAGGGTCTAGGATCACAGGCGATGCGCCACTTCTTATCTTCGTAGTTCCGGCTGACGCAGCCGACCGCGCCGGATGGATAGCGGACGTTGTTGACGTACCAACCGCCGTGGCGCCAGGGTGAATAGCTGAACTCGCTCATTTGATCTCCAGAACGTGGTCGACGTGCAGCTTGAAGGATGTGTTGCTGCGTTCGCCTTTGACGGTGAGGTACTTGCGGCCGACGACGGTTACGCGGGCGTGGGTCTCGCCTCGCATGAACCAATCGGATGCAGGGTGGATGCGGATGCGATCTCCGCGTTTGAAGTCTGAGAGTTCGAACATATTGACTCTTCCGCCGGCGTGAACGAAATAAGAACAATGAAACATCGTCGAGGCATCCGCCTGGGAGCAGGCGAGATTGTTTACCTGGGTCCATTGCTGGATCCGGTTCACACGACGTTCGACGATATTCCGGAGTGGCACGCACTCGGAGCCTACTGTCCGAAGTGTGAGCGTGAGGCGTGGCTCCTGAGATGGGAGCTGGCGCGAAAATGGGGAGATCGAACCTACCTTGGATCTCTCGCCCCGCGATTACGCTGCCTGGGCTGCGACAATCGTGAGGGGAATAAGTGGATCCTCGGTCAGCTGCCTCGGTGACTGATTATTGATCGCCCTCCGCAGCCGGCGCTTCTAGGAGGGGATCGTAAGCAGTCGAGTGCTAGTTGTGGGACTGTCCCACGGCCCTGAGATCGGGCCATTATTCCGGTGGTTAACCGGTCACGAGCGAGTAAACCGATAGGGGCTTTCGCCGCTCCCTCGGGCCTCGCAAATTTGCATTACAGGGTTCCCACTCGGGCCTCCTCACCTTGGGACTTGATTGTCATTCATGCTCAGAGCTGGATCACCACTGGTTCGGTGTCAGGCCGGCGGTTCATCATCAGCATCTCGTACGCTTCACGAGTGTTCTGGTACTGGTTGCGGTCGTACTTCCGCATCACGTACTCAGCGAACTCGCGCTGAGTGTTGAAGTGGCCGAGGAGTGGTCCGTCGATCGTGCCGTTGCACATCCGGCTCCAGTCCACGAAGTGGACCCTGTTCGCCATCGCATCGTGGATCGCGGTGATGACCTGGCCCTCCGCGGTGTAGAGGCGCTTGGTGTTGAAGGTGAGCTTCAAGGATGGATCCTCCCGATGTGGTTCAGCATCCGGTGTGGTTCGAGGGTCTGCCGGCAGGTGTAGCCGCACCAATACCGGCCGCTGGCTTGGAGGTAGGTGGCGGCAATATCGTCGGTCAGCTTCTCGATCATGCGGAAGCCCCCGGCGCAGTAGGCGGGAGGCAGGATGTTGAGGAACTCGTCGTAGATCTCCACGTCGATTTCCCAGAACATGCCGAGCATCTTGTGGGCAGGGATGCCCGTGTCTCGGTACAGGTTCAGGTTCGCGAAATGTTGGGTGCGATTGTCCTTGGCGCTAGGCAGCTGCTGCACTGGCGATATCCTTTGCTCGGTCCCAAAGCGCTATCACTTCGGCGTGGGTGTGGGTGTCGTTGAAGGCCATGAGGTTCCCATTGGCCAAGGTGTCGAGGATCCGTGCCGCCTCGTTGTAGCCCTCGCGGCTCTCCTCGGCGCGGAGGAGGGCGCCGATCGAGCAGAAGCATCTGGCTCGCTTGGAGGTGATGGGGCAGGGGTGGCCGTGTTCGTCGACAGCGGCTTTGCCTTGGATCCAGTTTCGCGGGTCGCGGATCAGATCCTGGGCGGCGTGGAGGAGCTCAAAGGTGGTTTGCATGACCGGCCTTCTTCTGCTGGGCGTCGAGTGCCCGATTGATGTTGAGTTGACGCTGGACCTGGTCTGGGCTCAGCACGCCGGGGAAGCTCGAAAGCACGTTTGCCACGGGGTCGTGAGCCAGGTTGATTGGACCCTGGCTGGTTTGCTCGATCGTGATCCTCATGCGAGTGCCTTATCGAACAGAGCCATGACCTCGGCGTGGGTTCGTTCGTCCTGGTCGTTCCACCAGATGATCGTGCCCTCGCTGCTGCGGCGATCAGGATCTTCGATAGCTCTGGCGAGCGCGTGGAAGGCGGGGATGGGGTCTTCGTTCCTATTCACCACGGCGCGGATGGCGCCGGCAGTGCAGTAGCAACCGCCCTCCGAATAGTGGTCCTTGATCCAGTCCTTCGGATCGCGGATCAGATCCTGGGCGAGCGAAAGCAATTCGTGGACGCGATTGGTCACGATAATCATCCTCAGATTGTGGTTGGTGAGAGCAGTTTTAGATCTTGCTCAGGATCTTCTCGGGGGTGCCCTGTCTCTTAGTCCCGGCGGGCTGCGGCGTGTCTCTTTCGCGTCACTCTGCGTGTCTAGGGGATGTGCTGTCCCTAGAATTAGGTTCCATGCGTCGGGATCACTGTTCCGACGCGGGTAGGTGCTGGCGCCCGGGTGATCGCGATCAGTGCGAGCTCAGGGGAATGGAAATCTTCCCCGTAGAAATCCCAGAAGTAGCCCTGCAGCGGACCCTTGCTGTAGCGCAGGCAGCTGTGTGTGCCGTCTGGGTAATGGTAGTGGACCTGGCACGTCGGTCGTGTGCCAGGGTCGGGTCTCGGCGGCATGTAGGCCTGAACGATCTTGCACTCGTGCATCCAATGCTGGTCGAGCAGCACACGGATCAGTTTGTCGAGGTTGAATTGCGATGGATCCTGCCGGATGGCCATCTTCTTCAACCACGCCTCCTGTGAGAGGCTGTGGCAGTCGAAGCACTCGCCGCCTGCGGTTGAGGCGGTTTCCTGATTGCAGGTTTTGCAGGTGAGGGTCACGAGCCTTGCTCCTGTTTCCTGAGCCTGGCCCAGTCATTGAGTGTGATGATGGGCACATCCTCGCCGTCGATCAGCCCGATACAGGGCCGCTCGTTCAGCGAGGCTTCGAAGAGAACGGGGTCGCCGTTCGGCCAGAGACCACCGTTGCAGTCGGCGCATTCGAAGACTTCCCGCACTATGTCGAGTGCCTGGTCCGCGTTCTCGGCTTTGATCGTGGTGGCGGCGCGGAGTTTGATGTCGAACGTGTACTCACGCATCGATCGGCCTGAATGGTGTACCCTCGCCACCCATGATCACGGTCTCGAGGTATGCAGCGATCTGCTGTGGTGTGACGTTGCTCTCGTCGTTCCAGCGAGACAGTGAGCCGTAACCACTGGGGAGATCGAGATCGAGCTCATCCTCACGACCACCAGAGTGGTTCCAAAGACCGAGAGCCTCGACGACGCTATCTGGTGGGTAGTGGAACGAGTCCTCGTAATGGCGAGTGTCGGCGTCATATTCAGTGCCGAGGACATGGCAGGCGTGGCCCAGGCAGCAGCGGGCTTCATGATTATCTTCAGCCACGAGAAAACCCTGGGTCTTCTTCGTGTCAGGCTGCTTGAGGTAGTCGATCCACTTGCGGCGGTTTTCGAGTATGGTAGCGGTCATTCGAATGGTCCAATCTTGGTCTGTGGTTCGAGGATCTGGCACAGGATCGACTTCAGATCCTGAATGGTGGTTGCGGTCTGGGCTCGGAAGAGCAGGTTCTCGGCTACCGCGATTTCCTGGGCGCGATGCATCCCGAGCTTCGGTTGGAGTTCGCGGATCCGGTTCGGGATCGGGTCACTGTTGGCCATTATCCAACTTCCCTTCACAGGCTGCGGCGTGCATGAGGGCGAAACCGAGCTCGTGCCCAGCATCACGGTAGATGAGGTCGGTTTTGACCTGGAGGCCGTAGGTCACGCGAAAGCGTCCACGGCGTGTTTGCTCGAGGCGGATGGGAAAGCCCGCCACCTTGGTTTCGAAACAGATTTTCGGCATGTTAGCTCCACCTGAAGTATTCAGCAGGATCCAAACCGTTCCCGTTACACACGCGACACATGATGTAGCCGGCGTCGTAGGACTTGAGCGCGAGCGTTTTCTTGATGTCGGCGCCCGTTCCTCGGCAGGCCTCACAGAGATGGCCCGCGGTTAGCGGTTTAGGGATGTGTTTTTCCATGATTTTCTCCACCGATCGCAGATCGCGGATCAGGATCTGGTTCGGATGCGTGCTGGTTGACTCAGGGCGAGTCACCAGCGCGGTTTTGAGGGTTGTCGAAGGGAATGCACCACGCGGAGAGCCATGCTCGTCAGCGGCCCTCTGTGGCCACACGGGTGATCGAAACGTCCCCGTTTTTGAGGGCGTTTGGTTTCCTTACTCTCTTCTTAGTTCTTAGAACTTATTTTTTCTTCCCTAGAGTAAAGTAGAAGAAGAAAGAAGAATATAAAATAGGAAGACCAACTCTAACATCTGAGCTGAGCTGGGTTCCTAGAACTCAGAGTTCCAACCACCTGCTGGTCAACTGCGGACCCGAACCAGAGCCTGACCCAAAGACCACACAACATGGTCCCAGATAAGACCGAGCAACGAGACCCGGATCTCAACCACACGATCCCGGTTCCGGTTCAGGTCCGAAAGCTCGCGGCTGGTTCTAAGACCAGCCGGAAAGCCATCCCTCACAATTGCGTAGAGCTTCATAGCGCGAGTTCCCCGTACCTTCTGGTACGCTTTTCGATCCGACGCTCGCGACCCTTGCGGATCCGAGGCCGGAACTTCGTGACCTTGTCGTATGCAACGCCCTGCAGGCTGAGCCATGCATGGGCATCGCGGAATGAGAATGCCTGCAACGAGCCTAGAACCCGACCGGCGGTGTCGAGGTACCAAAACTCTGTCATACGGCCACCGCCACACCCTGGGCGATCCACGTGGTGACGACGCCACCCATGACCACGGCCAGTGCGCCGAGGGCAATGAGCTGCATCATGCGATCGGTGGCACGGTAGCGGCCACCCTTGCGGTAGCCCTCCATGTATTCGTCGCTCGGTTCGCGATAAAACGGCGCATGACCCCGGATCGCATCCTGGTATCCATGCTGGTATGTATTCATAAACATCAATTTTCCCTCGCCCTTGAGTTTTGTGAAAAATAATGACGGGCTATGGCTGCGGTCCAGGTAACGAACGCGTCATAACCCATGGTTTGTTTTGCTCTGTTGCAGATTGCGCAACACGTCACGACGTTCCCAGGTTCATAGCCCCGAGTATTGTCAACACGATCGATACCGTTGTAGTTCAGGCTCAGACTTCGTTTCTTGCGGTTGTTTGTGCCGACTATTCCGCAATAATGGCAAGGCTCCAAGATCAGAGCCGCAACTGTGCTTCGATCCAGTTCCCAGGACAAACCACGAACACTGGCGGCGTACCGCATGGTCTGAAAGACATCATTGATCGATGCCTCGATTGGAGCCAGCTTTGGAAGACTCCCGCCTTTAGGTAGACACCCACAGCTTTTGGTGTTGCCTACCCTCAGGTGGCTCCCAGCCACCGTGCGAAAATTTCCGCAACTACACTGTCATCTGTAGTGCTTCGCGCCATTGGGGGCTTTGTGAGAGTAAGACACCACCGTAAGACGTGTGAAAGTTTCACCAATCATGACCGCGTCCTTTGATAGTAAAGTTCATTTACCTGCCCACCAAGCTGGCCGGCGAGTAGCTTCGTTTGATCCACTATCCAAGGAAGGGAGCCGCGAACCCGAGCAAACACATGACCCGTGGTTCTGTCCTTCACGAGCCAGAGTGGCGCATCTGGCGCTTCATCCGCGATCCACATGCTCGATCCGCTGGGCCGTGATTTTGGCTCAGGTTCGCGGCTCGGGGCCTCATGAGGCTTGCGATCGACGAATGGTTCTTGAGGCTTGCCCTTGGACATGTCCCGCGAACCGGCGCTCACGAAGTCACCGTCGTAGATCTGGGCCGCTGGCCTGTCGGGCAGCATCCGGACCCGACCCGAATGTTGAGCGGGCTGGTGGTATTTCGGGTTTGTCGTTTCACGGATCATTTCCAAACGCCTTCCTTCGCGCTTTTTGGAGTTGGTTCTCGCGTCTACGTGGTGCACACAGGTACCTGTGCATACGCGCGGTTGTGCATGTGGTCACGGTCCCGCCTTGGTGGCAGGGCCGTGACGTGACGTCGTGTGATGGGGGTGGCTTAGGCCGCGTTGGCGGCAGGGCCGTTGACCGTGCGGGCGGCGTTGGCGATCAGGTTCTCCAGCGCATCCCGGATCAGGATCATATTCGGAACCTCGATCTTGGAGACGATGAAGGCCGCAACCTGCATCAAGTCATCCTGCCCTGCCTCAGCAAGGGCACCGATCGCTGCCTCAGCGGCAGTCCGTTCGGGCGTCTCCGTCGCCTTGGCTTGCGCCTCAGTCTCGGCAGTCTTTTCGGTCTCGGCCTTCTCGGCCTTCTCCGTTGCTGCCGCCGCATCGGCCGCTGCCTTGTCCGCTGCCTTTTGCTCAAAGAAGCGGGCAGCTTCCGATACCGACAGATTGCAGACTGCCGCATAGTCGTTCTTGGCCGAGACCCCCAACTGTGACATGTGGGAGTTGATGGAAAGGAGGACCGTCGCCATCGCTTCGTCGATGGCCATCGACCGGATGTCATCCCAGTCGCGATTGCCAAGGACCGTGTTGCGGGCGTTCGCCGCAATCGACCACATGTTCTGGAAGTTCTTGGAAGGCTTGCCGCCCTTGCCGAAGACCGCTTCGATAAGCTTCTTCTTATCTACGTTCTTCGCCATTGCGAGCAAGGCAAGCGTCAAGTAACGCTTCCATGCTGCCTTCTCAGAGTTGCCAGCTGCATCAAGATCCATGTCCGCGATGCGAGCGGCGACCGTTGCTGCCTGATATCCAGCGGCCTTTGCAGTTGCGACCGTTTCGATTGCCGTGTCCGTCATTTCCGTTTCCCTTTCCGTTCCCCCGTGGGGGAGAGTTTGTTTCCCCCGTGGGGGAGAGTTGAACCTTCCCCCGTGGGGGAGACTTGGAGAGAGGACACAGTCCTCCCCCAAGCCCGTGGCCCGAAGGCCACTTGCCTCGTCGATCTGTCGATCAACTGTCATCAATCTAACGGGTCACTACTCGGACTACAAAGGAAGGGTACCACGTAATTATCTGATATTATTACGTTATTCCCGCCTAATAGGGTCAGAAAAACTCCGGGAAATTTTTCGTTTTTCTGACTGCTATCATATGATCCTCGGCTCGTTTCGTTGACGGACCTCTACTGCCGAGAACGGACCTGGCGCTAGACCAGAATCGTGCCAGTTCTTAGAACTCAGAAACGAAAAAAGGCCCCCGAAGGAGCCTTTTTGCGAGATTCAGAACCCGAACCAGGACCAGAACCAACTGATTTATAAACCGATTTTCTGCTTAACCGAGTGACGAAGACGATTGAGCCGCTTATCCCACATGGTCTTCAGCCGCACATTTGCCCACGGGGTCTTCGAGCGATACTCAAGGAACAACGCCTTGTCGGGATGGACGCAATAGGTCGTGTTTGGCTTCGCGTGTGTGAAATGGACGATCCGCACTTCTTCCGACGATGCCTTTCCGTGCTGGAAATTCCACTTCGGTTCGAGAGCTACCGTCTGACCTTCTGCTACCAGGTTGAGCACATCCTGGTCGGGGAAGCCAAATGGTTGGCTTTTCAGGAGCTCGAGCGCCTTTATCGTAAGTTCCTGGCGCTGCCACTCCTTGAGATTGAGCAACACGACACCGGAGTTGAAATAGAAAGCGTCCTGAGCGCGGCCGATCGGTAAATTGTGCTTCGAGGGACCACCCAGTGCGGCAATTACCTTGCCTGAAAGATCCATTTCTTGCAGAGGCCGCAGACTACCCTTAATCATCGTGTCGGCATCCAGATACAGCAAATTACCGCGATCAGCCGGCATCAGAGCTGGTAGGAACAAGCGAGCGTAGGCTACTCGGCTCCAATTTGAGGTAGTTTTCAGGCCCTTGAGTTGTTGTATCGTACCAGCACCAAGGTCGTGGAATGTGATTTTGCGTTTCGCACAGGCCTGGATCTTGTCCTTGTCGGACTGGCGTAAGCCATCTCCGATGATCCAAAGATCAGCCTCGGGGATGTCTCCAGTCAACTCTAGGGAATAAATCATGACGCCGGCCAATTCTGCAAAGCGTCGATCGATTGCGCACGCAACTATCACGGTATTCTCAAGCTCCAATTCACCGCGGGTGATTATTCGAGGTTGAGGACAACATCAATGAAAAACGGCGCCTGAGAGGCGCCGTCTTTAACTATGAAATCGTCATCGAAACGTGGGTCACGAGCCAGAAAACCAGCCAAATCGCACCTCCGAGAGACAAAACCGCGCCGATAGCGGCCCAGATCAGAAGAAAATACAGAAGATTTCCAAGCCCAGTCATCAGATTCCAACTCCCAAGTAGTAAAGCTCATTCTGACCCCGGATCTCGATGTCGAACGGGAACGTGCCCGACAGCTCCTTCATCAGCTTCGTGAATTTGGTCAGCGTCACACGAGTGGCGTTGCCCGTTGCGATCGAAAACTGCCAATACTGCGTGTGCATGTCGGGCAGCGCGATTTCGTGCTGGGCACCCCACTTCAGACCCGTGCCGTTCGACGACAGGAAGTGGCGTACCGAGTTGTTGTCCGCCGCCATCTGGTCGACCAGAGCCAGGTGCGAGGTCGGAAGCGTGTAATTTCCAGCTTCGACCAGGCGCTTGTAACCCTGGATCGCCCAGGCAACGATCGCTTCACGTTCATGCTCGAGGATCTGGGCATCCAGATCGATGACCCGCTTGTCGGGGCTGATCCGATTATTGAACTCCAGGATCAACCAACGACGGTTGAAGCCCTCGGAGCTGTCCCGTGTCTTCGGCAGGTGGTTCGAGTTGAACCAGTGGGCGCATTCCGGGATGAAAACGAAGGGATTTTGGTTCTTGAACTGAACCTGCATCTCTTCACCGGAGACCACTTTCTTGAAAATATCCCCGGGGATCGGCCGCGTTTCCGACAGCTCACCCGCGAAATTGACGATCTTCCCGAACATCTCGGCCGGCAGGAACCGATCGGACCAGTCAGACGGCACGATTGCCGACGACGAGCCATTCGGCATCAGCCCCCGCATGATGGCCTGGAGAACCGACTTGCCAGCACCCGCCTGACCGAACAGGAGGAACGCCATCTGGAAGCGGGGCGCCATACCCATGAGCGAGACACCGAGCATCTCCTGCAGAGCGAGCAGTTTGTCGCCATAGTCCGGATCCGTCGCCCAGCTATCGTTCAGAAACTGGTCGAACATCGGCATATGGCCAGCCTTCTCCGGGGTGTACCGGTAGGGCAGGGTGTACGTCATGCCGAACTCCGGAGCATGCGGAACCAGCTCGAGCTTCTCGGTCAGATAACCATTGGCGAAATTCACGCCCTTGACGTACGAAGTCCGGAGTGGCTCCGAGGCAATCGCCTTCATAACCTTGAGGATGCCGTTGTGGTCATTCTGGCGCTTGCCGGCCGGATAGGCACCATAGTTTTCAGCGATGATCTTCAGCAGCTCCTGCTCCTGGCACTTGACCCAGGCAGCACCGCGCCACTGCCAGAACGACGAGGCGTCGAAACGGACGTCGCCATACTTGCGAAGGAACGTGAGGCAGGCCTCAGCGAGCTCGGCGTGGGTCTCACCCAAGATCTCACCGCGGCGAAGGGTCTGCAGCTGGCGCTTCAGGTCCGTGACCGACAGGCCGTTCTGTGCCTGGTTGGCCACGAACTTGAGCACGATCGCCTCGTCGATCGGGCTGAGCGGCGGATTGGTCCGAACAATTCGGTCCAAGGCGACGGAGATCGCGTTGCTGCGACCCTCGGAACGGACATCCGTATGACGCTCGAACTCGAGAGCCACGTAGTCCATGATCTTCTGCGGAGACCAGCTCTTGTCGTCATCGGTGAACGCCAGACCGAGCTTCTGCAGATCCTCTTCGGTCAGACCCTCGTCCCAACCCAGCGGCAGGGCCTTGCGAGCCTCGCCCGTCACATCGCGGACCAAGAACTCGACGATCTTGCCTTGAGCCTTCTCGACCGACAGGGGGTCGCCCACGACTTTCTCGACGTAGTTCTCGACCCATGCAGCCATCTCACCGAGCGCCTGGACGAGCGAACGCTCCCCACGAAGGACGGCTCGAGCCAGCAGACCGGCATGCCAGACCATGGTGGCGTCACGAGCACCAGCCGGCACGAAGTTGACGGTCTTGTTCTGGCCACCCGAGGAGACCTGGATGCCTGCCTCGCGGAGGGCGCCCTTCAGGACACGCTCGAAGTCGAGCGGCAGGGGAGGAGCGTTCTTGGCGATTTCCCAGAGGTTGCCGTCAGCCGTGTAGGGCTGCTTGGTGTCTGGGTGGATCGACGGCGGGAGAACGAACTGCGTGCCCTTGGACAGGATTTCGCAGATCATCGTGCCATCTTCGGCCTTGATACGAGCCGTACGCTCGCCCGACCAACGATAGATCTGCACCCGACCCTTGCGGCCGACACGATGCCACGGAGACGGCGGCAGGACGCGCTCGAGCACCTGGAGGACCACCGGATCCTCGGAGTCGATGTCGATCGCGACGAGACCAGCAGCTGGACCCATCGGCAGACCGATGTTGCCAGAAGCGAAAGCCGTCAACCAGTTCGACTGATCTTCCTTCGTCGGGAAGGCGTCCGAGTACATCTGCCAGCGCGGAATCGCGGGGCGCTTGTTCTCGTAGATGAGCGGGATGGCCGGGAGGCCTGCTGCCCAGTAGAGCGGGGCGTAGGTTTCGAAAATCTTATCGACCATTGCTGAGAACTCCATCGATACGCTTCATGAAATCGGTGATCTGATCCTTGGTGAGGACTTCATCCATGAACTGGATGACGATCTGCCGGAACTCGTTGATCTGCTTGAGGTTTGCTGCCCGCTCGAGGTTGTTGAGGAGCTTTTCGAGGAGCGAGTTCTTCGTCTTGAAATACTGCAGCTTCTCGGAGGCATCGTCGGCGCCGAGGCTCTTGCCGTAGGCTTCCAGGTCGTTGATAAGCTGCTGGATCTGCTTCTCGATCGCCACCACCTGGTCGCCTTCGAAGAGATCCTCCACCTGGCCGGCCTGCGAGCCTCGAGCCTGCTTGGTGAAGAAGTCCCTGACCGTGATGGGGTAGGGGCAATCAGGGTGTGAGAGGTAATCGGGGTTCTCTCCGATGCTCCGCAACACTCGATTGACGAGGAGAATTTGGTCCTCGCTGATGTTCGGGAAATATTTCGGGTTCATGTCTGCTCCGTTTCTGTTGGAGCTTACGTAGAAAATGGGGACATGTTTGGCCACACGTCTCGTGCTTCAGTTCCAAGAACTCAAGCACGACGTGCGACAACACTCAGACCTAAATTTCCGAATGTCTCACCAGATTTGCAAATCATGTCTCGGCTCCCCATATAGCCAACTACATGTATCGCAACGACTATTTGTCCGACTTCCGATCACAGCTGCGCCAGCGATTTGCGGAAGACTCGATCAATATGTCGATGTCCGAATGGATCATAAAGAACACCCACCTCCGGAAGAAGCAGTTCAGTTTCGCGGGCTATGAGTTCCAGCAACAGATCGTCGATGATATGCATCCCGATCTCTGGACCATCAAGTGTTCTCAAATCGGTCTGACCGAAGTTCAGCTCCGCAAGTTCGCGGGCTTCCTGGCCCGAACCACTGCCGTCAACGCGATCTTCTCTCTACCGAGTGACGTGATGTTCAAGCGCGTGTCCCAGACGCGCTTCGGCCCGCTGATCAACGACGAGCCGGTCTTCAACATGGCGTCCGTCGACAAGCCCGTGCGCTCGGTCGGCCTCTATCAGATCAACCAGTCATTCGGGTTCTTCACCGGGGGCAAGGAATCGGATGCCACTTCGATCAACGCCGACGCGCTTTTCCAGGACGAAATCGATCTCGCAGATCAGGAAATGCTGGCTCTCTACCAGTCACGTCTCCAAGGCTCTGACTACAAGATCACACAAAGCTTCTCGACCCCCACGTTCGAAGGATACGGGGTCCACGCGGGGTTTCAGACATCCGACCAGCATGAGTACGTCCTCAAGTGCGAAGGGTGCAATCACTACAACATCCCGCAGTTCACGCCGAAATTCATCTGCATCCCAGGGCTCTCCAGTGACATCAACGATCTTTCAGAAATCGATTCAGAACTTGCTGACAAGCTGGACCTTAGAGCCGGCTTCGTTCGATGTGAGGCTTGTGGACGCCGTCTTAATACCGCTGATCCTTCGTTGCGGTCTTGGGTGCCTCGTTTTCCTGGGCGCCGTAGCCGAGGTTACAGGGTCTCTCCCTTCTGCGTTCACCGCATAGCGAACCCGGAATACATCGTCGACCAGCTGCTGAAGTACAAAAAGCGTGACGCGCTGCGCCGCTGGTACAACACGGTGCTGGGCGAGGCCTACAATGATGCCAGCGCTCGCCTCAGCGAGGTCGACATTCGCGCCGTCATGAGAGGCGAGAGCTCGGCCGACGTAGGCAATTTCGAGCCCGTGATGATCGGAATCGACGCGGGTCTCACCTGCCACATCACCCTGGCCAATGTCGGTCAGGCGAACCCAGTCGTCTTTAGCTTCCGCCAGGTGTCGGCCGACAACCTCTATGACGAGGTCAAGACGATCCTGGAGACCTACAACGTCGTGGGCGGGTGCATGGACCGCAATCCATACACGCCGCTCGCGAACGAAATCCGTGAACTCTCGAACGGTCGGATCCTGCCGGTCCAGTACGCCGGTCAACCAGGCGCCGCGGCTGTCACCTTCGTCAAGGACGAGCTCGATCAGCTCTCACACCTGGTCGGCAACCGCACGACCATGCTCGACACCGTGGCCGGCGCGATCCGCAAGCGGAAGGTCTCCTTCTACGGCTATGGTCGCCTCGAGCGTATCATCCTCGACCACCTGCAAGACATGGTGCGTATCGAGAACGAGGTGAACGAGAAGACCAAGGATGAGATCCCGGCTCGCTGGGCGAAACTGACTGGTAACGACCACTTCTTCCACTCGCTGGGCTACCTGCTCTATGCCATCCGCGTCCACACCGCGATCGACTATCGCGAGGAGGATCCTCGCACCCAGATCACCGCTTCCAATGTAGTCGTTCCGGTTCAAAACGCATCACGGCTGGGGCTGCAGCGAGGGGGCAGAAGCCCCACATCTCTCGGAATACGCTAGGAAACTTCTATGGCCTCTTTGGGCAAAGCCATTCTGTCGATCATTGCTCCTAAGAAGGCGGTCAAGAAGGGTGGCTTCGCTGCCACGGGCACCTACAGCCCGTCGACGAGCCAGAACGTCCTCACGGCCCCGAACTACCAGGACCACCTGAGCGACATCTTCTCGACCAGGACGGCCGACGACGCCCGCACGCTGATCGTCAGCCTCATGGAGCAAGATCCGGACGTATCGGCTGCGTTGCACGCTTACCTCACCATGGCGAACACGCAGCCGGTCATCCTCGTCAAGGATATGAACGACCAGATCGACGCCACCGCCACGGCCGAGCTGATGCAGAAGATCAAGTTCATGACGCGCCCGACCGACTACACCAAGGGCTTCCAGATGAAGATGACCCTGGAGCAGTGGTGCGAAGAGATCCGCTACATGGTTCTCATGCGGGGCGGCGCGGCAATTGAGCTCATCTACGACGAGAAGCTCATCCCCTCGGACCTCCGGAACGTAGACCTGGCGTCCGTCGAGTGGTTCGAAAAGAAGCCTGGTGAGTACAAGCCGCGCCAGAAGGTCTCGGGTGTGCAGGATGGTATCAACCTAGATATCCCGACGTTCTTCGTCTCCTACTACCGCCAGAACCCAACCAAGATTTACTCGAACTCGCCGTTCGTCTCCACGATCAACACGATCGCCGCTCGTCAGCAGGTGATCAACGACCTCTATCGCATCATGCAGTACACCGGCTACCCGCGCCTCGAGGTAACGGTCGTCGAAGAAGTGCTGCGCAAGAACATGCCGGCCAACATCCGCGTGGATGAGGCCAAGCAGACGGAATGGATCAACGCCCGTTTGGCCGAGATCCGCAACTCTGTTCAGGATATCAGGGCTGACACCGCCTTCGTCCACATGGACTCGGTCGAGCCAGGTATCATGAACGAGAAATCCCCTGGCGCCGGGATCGACATCAGCAAGGTGATCGAGACTCTTAACGCACAGAATCAAGCGGGTCTGAAGACCATGGCTACTGTGATCGGTCGCGGCGCCTCGGGTGTAAACACTGGCTCGGTGGAAGCGCGTATAGCTGCCATGAACGCCGACGAGCTCAATGCGCCTGTGTCAGCCATCCTGAGTAACGTGTTCTCCTTCATGTTGCATCAGGGTGGCTACCAGGGGTTTGCTGAGGTCGTGTTCGTGAAGGGCGAGCTCCGTCCGGAGCTCGAGCTCGAGCCGCAGCTCACCATGCGCCAAGCCCGACTTCAGACGGACCTCTCGCTCGGCCTGATCAGCGACCTCGAGTATCACCTGCAGATGTATCATCGCCTCCCGCCGGAAGGCGCTCCGGAGCTCAGCGGTACAGGCTTCATGCAGCCGACAGCAGGGGGCACAGGACGCGCTGACGAGGTTTCCCCCAACTCAGACCCACTCGGCCGCTCGATGGCGCCAGAGGGCTCCAAAATGGCGAAATCGAAGCAGGTGAAGAAGCCAGCCGCGAAGAAGGAGGCTGCATGAAACCCCCGTATCGTGACATCGACATCTGGCGCGGCAACTCCGAGATCCTGACGTTTCGCCTACTCGACTCCGATAGTGTGCCGTACGACCTGACCGACAGCACTTTCACGATGCTCATCGAGTGTGATGGCGTGGTCACTGAGATCGACGGTGAAATTTCGGATGCCCTCGCAGGGGAGTTCAAGGTTCACGTCAGCAGCGCGATCACCAAGGGCCTGACAGCCAAAACCCACCTGCCGAACTACGAGATCGTCCGCCTCTTTGAAGCGGAGGAGAAGACCGTCGTCTACGGCAACCTCCTGGCTTCCGGAAGCATCAATCATGACTGAAGTCATCCTGGTCGAAATCTCGAATGGGCCACGCCTGATCGAGGTTGTCGAACCAGCGAAGCCTGAAGTCGTCGAGCTCATCCAGCGAGGCGCCCGCGGTGCCCAAGGGATCCAGGGCGAGCAGGGGATCCAGGGCATCCAAGGCGAAAAGGGTGACCAAGGCATCCAAGGCATCCAGGGGATCCAAGGCATCCAAGGGCCGAAGGGTGACACTGGAGCTAAGGGTGACAAGGGTGACACTGGGGCTAAGGGTGACAAGGGCGACCAGGGCATCCAAGGCCCCCAAGGTATTCAGGGGATCCAGGGTGACACCGGAGCCAAGGGTGACACCGGAGCCAAAGGCGACCAAGGCCTCCAAGGCATTCAGGGGAACCAAGGCCCGAAGGGCGATAAGGGTGACACCGGAGCCAAAGGCGACCAAGGCGTCCAGGGAATTCAAGGGGATGTTGGCCCGATGGGACCGATCGGAGACTTAGTGCTGCCGGATCTGGTTGCACTATTTGAGAGTGGAATTGTCTAATGGCTGCAGCTGATACGATCGTCGCCCTCACAAACCGATTGGCCGTTGAGTTCAAATCTGTACGGACTGCTATCGCGAGTGTCGTTAACTCCTCCGTTAAGAAGGCGAATAACGGTTCCGACTTCGCGGATCCCACTGCCGTCCGAACCGCGATCGGCGCCGCTCCAACCGTCCACACGCACACAACCGCTGACCTCAGTGATCTTGCCACATACATGGCAGCTTTTGCGCCTCTAATGGACGCCCACCTGCAAGGAACGCCGACTGCACCAACAGCGGCATTGGGGACCAACACCACTCAGATCGCCACGATGGCTGCTGTCAAAGCCGCGGTGGACAATCTGAAGGTCGGGGCGCCTGCCCTATACGATACACTGGCAGAGATCGGCGCATGGTTAGATGCAAACGACACCGAGCTTGCTAGCGCGATCGCAACCAAGGCTCCGCTGGCGTCTCCGGCTCTTACTGGCACACCCACGGCACCCACCGCCACTTCTGGCACCAACACGACCCAGATTGCAACAACGGCATTTGTCACGAGCGGAATTGCGACCTGCGCGCCGCTCGCCCATAGTCACGCAATAGCGGACACAACTGGTCTGCAGACGGCTCTTAATGCGAAGCTTCCCACTGCTGGGGGGGCTTATATGGATCCCTACGTTACCACGACCAGCAGCTCGGCGGCATCGATCATCATCCGCAACGGTGGCGCGAACTCCGGTGACACTGACGTTGCCTCCCTCGGCTTTCTGTGCGGCTCGGCATACGGCATGAAGCTGTATCTTCGTGGCGACGGTTACATGGGCATGGGTGGCTGGTCGCGTGGCGCCTGGTCCTGGTATACGGCTGTCGATGGCACGATGGTCGCCTCGGGTAACATCGCCGCTTATTCCGATCCACGTCTGAAGAATGACGTTGTTGAGATCGAAGACGCCCTTGATATCATCAAGAGTCTGCGCGGTGTCCGCTTCACCTGGAATCATAAGACGAACCTGATCGGCCGTCCTGGTGAGCGCGATATCGGCATTCTGGCTGACGAGGTTGAGGCTGTCTTGCCGGAGCTCGTTGGTAGATCAATCCCTGATGATGAGAACGGCGGCGAGCGGTGGAAGATTGTTGCTTACGACAAGCTAACACCGGTTCTGATACAGGCGGTGAAAGAGCTGGCCGCTGAGGTCGAGGCGCTGAAGGGGAGGGCTGTCTAGTGACTCTTCCTTCATCCGGTCAGCTAACGATGGCTATGTTCCATGCGGAGTTTGGCCTTGGCTACAGCTTCGCGTCCTACCGCGGCAAGGGCTCGTTGCCTGCGTCTGGTCCTATGTATTTCTCGCAGCTCTATGGCGCCTCGAACATCGTTCGCGAACCCGCCTCTGGAGAGACTTATGCGCTCAACAGCACTGACTGGAAGATGAACCCAACGGGTGGAGGTGACGGTAAAGGCCGTCTCGACATCGTTTGGGGCGGCGCGGCTGTTTACGGAAATGGAACACCGGCCGCTACCACCTCGGTGTTGGCGGGTGGGAAGACTTATTACCGCGGCACACTCATGACGACCATAAGTGGTCTTCAACACTTCGGGCTTTATAGGACGACGCCATGAACAAGAACTGGACCCTCGTGCGTGTGCTGCTAAACCAGGCCGGCTATATTGATATGATCGAGTATCGCATCGAGTTCACCGACGACCGTTACCCAGGCGTTTCCTCGTTACACGCCGGGATTCGCAATATCCCTCCTTTACTAACGGCGGATGCTGATGATGCGATTATATTGGATACGCTTCAGCGCAATCTGACTCCGGATCTTAGTAATCTCGAAGTCTACCACCAGACGGATCTGGAGTGGCAGTATAAGCTCAAGACTGCGACAGTGATTCAGAAAGAAGAGCTGCCGATCACCTACCTGGATCTCAAGCCGATCGACTTCGAGCTCGGGATGCTCCGCCTGAACATCACGTTCGAGCAGATCGACGCCAAGATCGAGGAGATGCAGGATCCCGATCGTTTGATCGCCCGCATCTACTGGCGCCGTGCGACCAGGTTCGAACGCTCGAATCCCCTGGTCGATCAGATCGGGTCGTTCTTCGGAAAGACACCGGCCGAGATCGACGGCGTTTGGCTCCAGCAGCAGTCCACGATCACCGACCAAGTGGCCTACATGGCCGCGTAGCGGTTCAATATTAGTCATTTCGAATCAATGCTTTAATTGAACGCCGGCTCCGCGAAGGCCATCTCTAGGGCAACAGTCCATACCGCATGCCAGGAGATCCACAATGGCCGAATTTACAGGTGCTCATATCGAAATGGGCGTTGCTCTGAAGGCCGGTGCCAGCGAGCTGTTCGACCCAATCTGGTCCGAGACGATCGCCGCAAATGGCACGACCACTCTGGCTGCAGTCGCAGCTGGGTCTGTTTCTTCCCTCGTCGCTGGTGGTCTTCCGATCTTTCGCGTTCGAGCGCCGACAGCAAACGCAATTTTCATCTCCCGAGGCAAGGCTCCCGACACGAGCAAAGCCAAGAGCACCAACCGTGAGGACACGCGGATCCATCTCGCAGCTGGTGAAGTTCGCGACATCCCTTGTCTGGTCGGTGACAAACTCTCCGTCGTGAGCGCCGCCTAATGCGGCGCCTTCGGACTTCCGTCACGGGACTCCGAGGTCTCAAGCTACGCCTCGGATCGTCGGTCAGCATCAAGAAGCCGGCAATTGTCGTTCCACCCCCGCCGCAGCCTGAAACTCCGATATATCGTCTCGCAACGCGCCAATACGGGATGGGTTATAACGCCGAGACCGTTATCCAAACCGGCGATGGCACTGCCAAGACCTATTCCGTGACTCTGGTCAATGAGAGCGGTCGAGCGATCGACACACTCGCAGTCGTTTTCCAGGGTTGGGGCGTGACCACAACCGGAACCTCAGCGGCTGGGAACGACTTCACCAACTCGGGCAACGTCGAATACCCGGTCGGTGGCACTCAGACTGTGATCCCTGATACCGTCGTACCAGGTGCATCGGGTGGCTCGATCAAGTCGGCCGACGTTGCTTTGCCGACGAGCATCCCAGCCGGCGCGTCCTTCAAGCTGAACTTCACCTCCACCATACCGAATGGCGCCAAGTACATCACCCGCCTCGGTTTCGCGGGCGTCGACACGAAAGCCAAAGCGTCGGAGCTCCGCAAGGAAGCTGTAATGGGCGTGGGTGACTCACTCGCGACCAACAACGGCGCGGCGCTTATGAATGCCTCTGCCGGGAAGTGCCCCGTCTACCATGTGTCGATCGTCGGCACGACCGTCCAAACCTACGCTGCAAACGGTGGCGCCAATTTTGTCCGTCAAATTGCTCTTGCGAAGCTACTCGGCATCACTCGCATTGTCTGTAACTGGTCGACGAACGATCTAACCGCTGGCCGCACGCCCGCACAGATCCTCGCAGATTTGCAGGTGCTTCGCGCAATGGCGAACGCCGAAGGCATCAAGTTCACGCAGATCACCATGCTGCCTCGCGTGAGCAAGAAGGCGGCACTCGCGGTCGGCCCAGTGACCTCCGCTGGCAACGTCATGACGATGACCGTTCCGGATGCATCGATCTTCGTCGTCAACCAGGCCTACAGCATCGCCGGTGCGACCCAGACCGAGTACAACGGCTCGTTCATCTGCCGCTCAGTCGATACGGTCAACAATAAGATCGCGTTCCCGTTTGTGGGCTCGGTTACGCCGACCGCAACTGGCAGCATCACGATCGCCGCCCGCACGACCACGAGCTCGGTCTACTGGCAACAGCCGAACCCTGGATACGAGCCAGGATCGAACTCCTCTCGCGGCCAGTTCAATGCTGCGATCCGCGCTGGAGCCTTCGACGGTTACATCGACTGGGCAGACGCCGTCGAACCATACCGGGATTCCGGCCGCTTTGCAGTTGCAGGTGAGAAGGCTGCACTGCCGCTACCTGTCGTCGCAACGGTCCTCAATGCCTCGCCCCGCACGACGAGCCGCTTCATCACGGACTACGCGGTCGGAAGCAACACCATGGCCAATGGGGTCGCCGAGTTCATCAGTGGCGCCAACATCGGCGTCCTGAAGGGTGGGAACAACAACACCAATGGGGACTTCACCGCGGCTTCTGCCTGGGCGAACATCCCGGCAGTCAACGACCAGCTCGTGATGTGGCCAGGCAATAGCTATGCCGGTGACGACGGAACCCATCTCCGCGTGGCAACTGGTGGTTTGGGTGGCCAGATCATGATCGACCAACCCACCGGCGCAGCGATCGACAACTGGCTTGCCGCTGCGTAATGAATCACAATTAATCATTGTGCTTCAATAGCTTAATTGAACTTCCTAATCTAAATTTCCATCTGTCAGTGAACCTTACGGGATCACTGACAGATGAAGCAAATCGCGAAAACACAGGCCATCAAGGATCTACTCACCGCTTCGGCAGGTGACGTCGATGTTGATGCTCTGCGTGTCTACGAAGCGATCGCCTTCAACACCCTGCCGATCCGCAAGGAGCACCCGCTTTACAAGGGCGCTCGCGCCGATCGCGCCTTCCTCCTGGAGATGGCCGGCGAACTGAAGCGCGAATCTCGCCCCGTGCAGATCATGCACAACACCTCACCGCTCCCGATCGGCCGCGTCTTCCACGGTGAAGTCGTCGATACGGGCGTCGATTCCGAGCTCCGCGTGCTCTTCTTCCTCGATCCGACCGCCAACGATCAGGCGACCAAGATCGAGGCTGGCAGCGTCGACCAGGTGTCCGTCTCTGTTCTCGCGAAGCAGATGCTCAATTCCAAGTCGGGCTTCGACTACTTCGGCCCCGACTCCTCGTCCGACAACATCTGGTCCGGAACAGACAACGACGGAAACCAGGTCGGCAAGAACGGCGTCTACGCCCGCATGGTCGGTCTCGACAAGTTTTTCGAGATGTCCCTCGTCGGCCAGGGCGGCGCCCAGAATGCACGGATCGTTTCACGCGACCGGTCGCACTTCGGCCAGTCCCTCGAGCAGCTCGCTGCCTCTGGGATGGATCCGAACTCCCTCGTCCTGCTCGCAACTGCCTCCAAGGAAGATTCTATGGACCTCGCAACTCTCGTCGCCAACCTGACGACCACGACTGCTGACCTCACGAACGCCAAGCGCGACCTCACGGACGTCACTGGCAAGGTCACCACGCTCGAAGCAACCATCACTGAACGTGACGCAACGATCGCTGATCTGAACACTCAGCTGGCTGCTGCCAACGCCGTCGACACCGCCGCCCTCACGACCGAGCGCGATGCAGCCGTCGCTGCTCTCTCGGCTGTTGCCCAGGGCGTCCTGACGAAGGTCGGCAAGCTCAACGCCGAACTGCCCAAGACGGTCACCGAGCTGTCCGCTCTGATCGACGAGCACTCCGCTGCTCTCGTGATCAAGGCTGGTGGCAACGCCTCCGACAAGCCGGCCGATCTCGTGAGCCAGCCGTCCCGCACCGCCGCTGCTTTCCGCTCGGCCCGCTAATCACCCACCACGGAGATAACCCACCATGGCATCCTTCCACACCAAAGTCAGTCTTCGTGGTTTCCACTTCGAAGACTTCCACCTGACCTTCACGCTCGCAGCCGGCATTACCGCCGCTGACGTAAGCAAGGCCGTGTCGATCGACACCTCGGCCCCGAACAAGGTCAAGCTCGCTGCTGACGGCGACATCATCATCGGCCGTCTCGCGACCGTCGAAGATCGCAAGGTCGAAGGTCAGCTCGTCGGCGCTGTCGCGCTGAAGTTCATGAACACCCTGCCGATGAAGACCGGTTCCGAACCTGCAGTTGGCGACACGGTCGTCGGCGGTGGCGCCGGCACGGTCAAGAAGGCCGGTGCGAACGACGCCAACAAGAACTTCGTCGCGGAAATCATCGGGACCGACGCCGTCGTCGTCCTGATCTAACGCGCCGCGCCGCCCCAAACTCAACGGAGAATTTTTCGAAATGACCGAGTCCCTCACCAAAATCAAGCGTCGTGGCGTAGAGACCCTCGGCGTCCTACTGACGGAAGACGAAGCCGTCAGCAAGGCGGAAGCTGGCAAGCTGATCCGCGAAGCCAAGAACTTTGGCCTCAATCTGCGTGACTTCCTCACGCTGGCAATCGACGCTTCGCAGTCCGAGCATTCTGAGCGCTACCAGGACGCCAATGGCTTCCTGAACGGCTACGAAGCAACACTGGCCTTCCTGAACCTGCCGGTTCGCGATGACTTCGCCCAGGGCGTTGTCCTCGACGCCGCATCCGACACCTTCCAGACCTACGCCGGTACCCGTGCGCTGTTCCCGGAAGTTATCGACGACATGGTTCGCTGGAAGTACCGCCAGAGCCAGATTGAGAGCGTCCAGCCGTTGATCTCCCAGTCGCGTACCATTTCGGGTAACGAAATGATCTCGACGGTCGTCGACGACAAGCAGGAAGACTACCAGACGACCCGTGCGGTTGCAGAACTTGGTCGCGTACCGGTTCGCACGATCCGCACGAGCCAGACCTCGGTGCAGATCTTCAAGCACGGCGGTGGTCTGCGTTACTCGTACGAGTTTGGCCGTCGCGCCCGTCTCGATCTGATGACGCCGTACTTCGTCCGCATGCTGCGCGAAGCTGAGATGTCCAAGGTTTCGGCCGCGGTGTCGCTGCTGGTAAACGGCGATGGCGTGAATGCCGCTGCTCCGGTCGTTACGCAGTCCAGCCTCGACGCTGGTGCCACTGCGAACAAGATTGGTCGCCGCGCTCTCATCAAGTGGCTGATCAACCGCGCCAAGGCTGGTACCCCGGTCGATACGGTTGTCGGCAACTGGGACGCCTACCTGGAATGGCTCGAGCTGTTCGTCATGCCGAACGCTGCTCTGCAGGGCAAGACCGAAGTCGAGATCGCACAGGCTCAAGGCTTCCAGCTCGGCGGCGTTCCGTTGCTCCAGGGCATCGCCAACTTCGCGATCGCCAGCGATGCACCGGTCGGCAAGCTCGTCGGTCTCTCCAAGGGTGACACCATGGAAGAGCTGATCGAAGCCGGCTCGGATATCGAGGAGTCCGAACGCTCCATCACCAACCAGTCGGTCACGGTCACCAAGACCACGAACGCTGGCTACAAGATGAACTTCGGAGACACCCGCTCGATCTTCGACTTCTCGGCTTAATCACCGAGAAGCACCCAACCGGCCCGTCGTTCAAACCCTGGACGACGGGCTTTCTATTAGGAGAACCCATGAAAATTCTTGCTGAAACCACTGGCGACTTCATGCTGACGGACCTGTCCACTGGGCATGATCTCCAGTCAACTCGCCCCTCCGTAATCGCCCGCTCCTATTTCATCGATTCGCGTATCGCGCTCGGCCAGGTGACGAAAATTGCCGACGTTCCGGACGAAGCGACCGATGAAGAGTTCCTGGCCTTCTGGATCGACTCCGGTGACCGCGAGCTCGCGATCGCATCCTTCCTTTCGAAGTTCGACGAGAACGCACCTGCGGCTCCGAAGGCACGGAAGGCTAAGTAATGGACATCATCGGGGGCACACCGTCTGCATTGACCATCCCATTCATGGTTGGCGACCGGCCGGTTGCCCCTGATCTTGGGTCTGTACTCTATACCGTCCGCAACCAGGCGGGCGTGGCCATGCCTGGACTGGAAGACATCCCGTATGTCACCACGTCAACGACCTACCAGATGACGATCCTCGTTCCGTCGTCTGCTCATCAGATCGACCCAGCGCGAAGCTTTGAGCGCCGCAGCGTGGTCGTGAAATTCACCGTGGATGGTCAGGACGTTCAGCTCAACCGCGCCTATCGCGTTGTGCCCGAAGCTATCCACACCACCACCGGCCAGCAGGTTCGAGCCTTCATCGGTATCGAGGAGCATGAGCTCCCGGATGCTGACATCGACATCTTCTCCGCGTTCCTCACCATCCAGGACGAAGTCGGCGTCGACGAGCTCGTCGTCGCACTCACCTCTGGCACCACCAAGGAGCTCGCGGCCAACACACTCATTTGCATGCGAGCCGTGCTCGACGTGCTCCCGTCCGCCAAGCAGCGAATGGCCCAATCCGAAAAGAACGGCGTCAAAGAGTTCAGCCGTGTCGATCTCAAGGAGCTCGACAAGCTGAAGATCGAAGCCGAGAAGCGCTACCAGGAGGCGCTGGATCAGGTCGTGACCAAGAGCGAGGTTACACCGTCGCTCTTCCTGGTCACCTCGAACACCGACGCAATCACGGGGTGATGAATGGTTAGCCTGAAGACGGCAGGACTTCGTTTCGACAGCCTGATGCACCGCGACGACGGATTGCCCTTCAAGGGCACCGTCGAGCAGGATCTCGAGGGCAAGCTGATCGGCTATGATTTCAGTTTCCCTCGGCGTCTCCTTCGCGTGTCTCCGGACTGCCTGGTCCAGACCCTGGACGTGATCATCGACGCGATCGACCGCCGATACCTGGTCGCAGACCACGATGGATCCTTCGCCTACAATGTCGCGGAATACCGCTCCCACATGCTGATCCCACTCACGGAGAAAGTGACCTGGGAACGCGAGACCCAGGTGGTGGATCCGCTCACCCGCCAACCGAAGTCGGCCGGCAAGACACCCCTCGGTGACATTTGGGTTTTGCCTGAGCGTGTGAACCGCGAGCAAGCCGATGGCACTATGCGTGTGAAGGAGCAGTCCTTCACCGTGTTCACCGCGGCGAAGCTCGAGCTCAACGACATCGTCAAGGGAATGGTGGTCAAGCGCCTGGACATCGTCCGCGGTGTCTATCTCGCGGAGATCCAGTGATGGCCGTCAAGGTCAGCTTCAAGGTCGGTAACCGCAAAGTCAGCAACGCTGAGATGTCCGAAGGCATCGACCAGTTCATCCAGGCAGTCGGCGTGAAGACCGTCGACCAGGCTGCAACGGTCGATCGCGTGCAGGTGCAAGCATTGCGAGCCAAGCTGAGCGGTCGTGTTGAGCGTTCGCTCGAGGCGGCTATCAGCTTCGCGGCCAACACCATGGTCGGGACGAAGTCGAATGTCGCCACGAAGGGCAGGGGAGCCCCGACCACCATTCACTTCGACTGGTCGGAACCCTACAACCCGATCGTCAACGCGAACGCCCGCCAGGTTGAGAGCCTCAAGACACCCGACGTGATTTACTGGGAAGCGCTCAGCCGCAAGACGATCATGAAGAAGTCGAACACCCAGGCTCACGGCGCCGTCGCCGGCCGAGGTGAATCTCCCCGCGATCGAGCTCGGCAGCACTTCATCCACACTGGCGCTCTGCAGGCCGAGCTGCGGCAGCTCGCGAAGAACATCGTGACCAAGACTGGCAGTGTCACCGTGGGCTACATGAAGGGGAACGCGAAGAACTTCCGCTCGACGAAGGATCTGCCGAAGCACATCAAGGTCGGCAAGATCCAGCTGGCATTCCTGCCGAAGGCGAATCTCGCGAACCTACCTGGCGCTCATACTGCGGAAGCCTCGGTCTACGATCCGAACGTGCTGTTCGAGCGAAGCCTCGGGATCTCCAAACCCTCACTCCGCAAGTTGCGTGGTGTCGAAGGACATCACCGTCCGCTCCTCCAACCAATCTTCACCTTCTGGGCGCTGAACCGCATCCCGCGGATCGTCGCGACCACCATACAGAACAGCCTCAAGTAAGGACTCTCTAATATGTACGAGAACATCTGGGGATCAGTCGTAGCTTTCTCGCTTACCGTCGTCGACAATCGGCGCCTCGAGTATCCAAATGTCACCATCGACTACCTGGACTGGGAAGCCCACGCCAACGTCCAGGAGCTGCCCGACTGCGATCTCATTGGCTCGACGGCAATCACGTTCACCGAGGATCAGCCGGAAATCTTCAACGGCTCGTTCACGATCGGTGTGTCGATCTACGCGGACGACAAATCTTTGTTCAGGCTTCGCAATTATGTGGGGGAAGTTTTCAACCGGCTGCGACCGGGAATGAAGATACCCTTCTACGATCATAAGACGCTCGAGCAGAAGGGCTGGTTTCACATTGTCGATGGGACGATCGTGCTACCAATGACGAGGGCGGATGCCCGCCCTCTCCAATTCGTCCAATGTCAGTTTATCCTAGACCCGCTCACTGCGGGCTAAGAGTCGATAGCCCACCCTGGGCTATCATGACAGTCCGGAGGATCTCCAGATTATCGCCGTGCTCAGCAGCGAGCGCGGCCTCCAAAAGGAAGATGACTTCCTTGTTCATCGATCGACGATTGATCTCTGCTCTGCCCTCAAGCAGTGCAAATAACTCGTCCGGAAGGCTAGTTGAAAGACGACGCATTTCCCACCATTTTGAATAATCTTGTGCCTAGCAAATATAGGATTCTCTCCTCATTTATCAAGCAGCAACACTTGTTCTGAACAATGAGGAACTCTCACACCATGGCTGGCAACGCTAAGACCAAAAACTTCCTGCTCTCTACGGCGACCGTCATGATTGGCGCTCCTGCTGATCTGCACAAGCTGAACCCTGCCGAGCACTCGATCGGCCTCGTCAAGAACTTCCAGATGACTGCAGATCCGACGTTTGTCGAGCTCACCCAGGGCGTCAAGAACTCGGTCGTCATGTCCGTCAAGAACGGCGAAGGCCTGAAGTGCTCGATGGAAGTGTACGAGTACACGCTCCGCAACATGGCATATGCCGCTGGTCTGGACGCCTCGGGCGTTGAGTTCGATTCCATCAACGAGATCTGGCTCGCATCCGCTGCCTACGCAACGGCCACGAAGTCGATCGAAGTTGCCACTGACATTAGCACGAAGCTTTCGGCGGGTGATTACATCTTCCTGCAGAACGGCCTGGACGATAAGGTCCACATCGCCAAGATCGCCTCGGCCGTCTATGCTACAACGAAGACCACGATCACGCTCGCAGCTGGTTATGAGCCGTCCGCTACGGTCAGCTTCCCGATCGGCGCCCGCATCGGCAAGGTCAAGCGTATCGATGTTGGTGGCACGGACGTTCAGCCCGAGTTCGCCGTCAAGGTCGTCGGCCTCCTACCGGCAGACAACGCGCCGTTCACGATCTACCTCCCGAAGGTCAAGATCACGAAGGGTCTGGGTGTCGCATTCCAGACGGATAACTTCGGCAACCTGCCGTTTGAGTTTACTCCGTACTCGGGTGTTGAGAGTGATCCACTCTACTCCGAATACAACACTGCGGCGGCTATCCTCTTCAACCGCTAAGCCCTCTAACTCTCTTGCAAATATGCGCCCCAGACACCACATGTCTGGGGCGCAATTGTTTGTAACTCTGGATCAAAAATGACCGAAACACCCAATCCGAAATTGAACATTAAGCAGGATGGCGAAGACCGCGAAATCTTCATGTCCTATGGTCTTCTGAACGCTCTTTCCATCGTCGTCGGCTCGCCCGAGCTGGTACCGTCGATGTCCCTCGACGACGAACTCCGCGACGTGGTGCTGAAGGCTCTCCTGGCTGAACGCAAGGTCACGGGCAAGATCGTCAAGAAGGTCGACGACATCGAAGATATCGAGATCTCGATCGACGACGTCGAACGCTTGCTCGACTGGGCTGGAGAACACCTCATGGGTTTTTTCGTACGGCGCTTGGTGAAATCGGCCAAGCACGTGGAAAACCACAAAGGCCTTCTCGAGGACCTCAAGTCTTCAATGGGTGGGTTGCAAGCCTTAGCTTCCGCGACTCCATAATTTGGGCGCTGGGCGTCAGGCCCAGCCTACTCGAGGAAGTGTACTGGTCGCACTCCCTCGAGGATCTGACCACTCTGGTGAGTTTGAAATCACAGGAGCGTATGGCCGGATACTACCAGGACTACGAAACGTTTCGCCTGGTGGTCGATGAAGCACTCGGAGGGGGAGATTCCAAACCTGATGAGAGCGAGGCGATTCAATCCTTCGATCAACTCGCCAAAGCATTTGCCGAAGTAGGAGGCACGCTTGGCTGAGAACACCTTTGAAGTTGACTACGAACTGAACGCAGCCCAGGCTCGAGAAGAGCTTGAAAAAGTCCGTAAGCAACTTGACGGTATCACGGCCAACTTCAATTCCAACCTGGGCACTGCCAAGCGTGGCATCCTGGAACTGACGAAGCTGCTCACCATGATGGTGGGCGCTACCGAGAAAGGTACTGCAGCTCGCGCCCGTGCGGAGCGCAGTGCCACCTCGATCCTCGGTGCTCGCTACCAACAGCTGGGGCAGGGCTCCGGTGCTACCAAGTCCCAAGAAAACCAGCTCAACCGAGTGGCCGCTCAGGCCCTCATCAATGACATCAAGGGCACGACCGAAGCAGTGAAGGCCTCCGTGGCCGAGGCCATCGTCAAGCAGACGACGAGCCTGCTGAAGACAACCGAAGCTGCCGTCGCAGCCCGCATCAAGAATGCGACCTTCGCCAACTCCCAGGCTGTCGCGAACTCTGACGATCGCTATCTGTCCGCCCGCACCACCCTGGCCAACCAGCGTCGTTCCGACACGATCTTTGCTGCCGAGAATGGCCAAGCCGCACTGGCTTCTCGCCGTCGCATCGAACAGCTGAACTATAACGGCGGCGCCGACCTGATGGGTATCCAGGGCCGCGTCATGCTGAACTACGCCGCAGTCGGTGGCCTGTTCAACACGATTAAGAGCGCCGGCACTGGCATCGTCGACCTAGACAAGGAACTCCATCAGTACCAGGCCATCTCGGCTGCGACCAACAAGGAGATGGTGCAGTTCAAGCAGAACCTGGTGCAGATCTCCGAGACTGTTCCGTACACCACGCTCCAGATTACTGAAGCCGCAACCGCACTGGCCCAGGCTGGTCTTTCCACGGGCCAGGTCAGCGAGTCCCTTGGTTCGATCGCCCAGTTCGCAACGGCGACCGGTTCGAGCCTCACGCAGGCCGTCGACGTCGTCACCTCCACCCTCACGGCCTTCAACCTCGAAACGAGCCGCACGGGTGACGTTGCCAACATCTTCACCGCGGCACTCAACCTGTCGAAGCTGTCCGTTGACAAACTCCAGACCTCGCTGAATTACATCGGCCCGACTGCAGAATCCCTCGGCCTGACGCTTGAGGAAACTACCTCGATCCTCGGCGCTCTGTCGCAGTCGGGCGTGAAGGCCTCGACGATGGGTACGGGCTTCCGCGCCCTCCTCACCGATCTCCAGGCTCCGTCCAAGAAGCTGATCGAAACCCTGAAGGCCGCAGGACTGTCCGTCGAGGACATCAATGTTAAGACGAAAGGCTTCCTGCCTGTCATCGAGACGCTGAAGAAGGCGGGCTTTGGGGCAGCTGAAGCATACGAGTCTCTCGAGACCCGGTCTGCAGCGGCATTCCTCGCGCTGGCGAACAACACCGAGCTGGCTCGCGATATGCAGCACAGCTTCACGCTCTCGGCTGCAGCCGTCGAAGCTAACGCCACCCAGATGAAGTCGCTGACCAACACGTCTCAGGTCTTCAAGAACACACTTGGCGCTGCGACCTTCACCGCTTTCGAGCCCGTCGTGGCGACACTACAGCAGGTGATCGCGGGAGCCACGCAAGCCGTCTCCTGGCTGAATGAGATCCCAGGCGCCCTCAAGGTCATCGGAGCCGTCGCAGGTGTGTTTGCGACCATCCTCGGCACGTCCCTCATCGGTGGCCTCATCAAAAGCTTCGGCCTGATGATCCCGTTGATCGGCACGTTCACCGCTGGCATGACTGCTGCCGCTGCGAGCGCCACGGCAGCTGGTGCCTCCATCGGCGTTCTCTCCCGTATCATCGCTGGCCTGAGCGCTGTCCTGGCAACCAACTGGATCGGCCTCTTGGTGGCCGGCGCCACGCTCGCAGCTGGTGCATTCTTCGCCTGGAAGGGCAAGACCGACGATCTCGTCAAAGCGATCGACGACCTGGACTCCAAGGTCAACGAGCTGAAGGGCTCGGCCGACGCGACCGAGAGCAAGATCAACTCGCTCGACACCGCGATCCAGGGCCTGATCGACCGCCGCAAAGAACTCGACGGCGACCCGATCATGCGTGGTGCCAAGATCGAGGAGCTCCGTGCTCAATTCACCGAGCTCGGCATCTCGATCAAGGACGACACCATGTCCGTCACGGATCTGATCCGTGAGCTGAATAACCTGAAGCAGACGTCGTCGCGTGTCCGTGCGGCCACCCTGGCTGAAGCAGCCGGCGCTCGCCGTACCGAGATCGACAAGCTTGGTCAGCAGCGTGATCGTCTGACCGGCGACTCCTCGCGTGCCAACTACATGCGGCAGCTGGCGGACGGAGCAACTGGCGGCACGGGCGGTGCAGTCGAGTCCGGCCAGTTTGCAAACCTGATCGACCTGGTCACCAAGAAGTTCGGCGCCAACATTGGCGAAGCCTACCGGATCTCGACCGGTGATCTCAGCAACGTCCACGACGCTCGCGAAGCCCTGGCTCTCAGCAAGTACGTCAACGAGGAGCTGAACAAGGTCAAGAACAACGGCGACCCGGATGGCTCCCTCGGATTCTTCACAGAGCTGAAGTCCACCCTGGACCCGATCGTCGCCAACCTGACGAAGTCCGCAGCGGCCGACGCCGACCTGAAGACGATCCTGCTTAACCAGGCATCGGAAGCTGTCAGGGGCTCCGACGCTTACGGGCGTCTCGATGCCAAGGCGCAGAAGATTCAGTCGGTCTTCAACTCCAAGATCGAAGACATCCGCGGTAGCAACCTCAACGATGAGGAGAAGATCGAAGCCTACAGCGCTGTCCGCCGCTGGCTCGAGACCGTACGGGATCGCTCGATCGCAGGCTTCACGGCTGAGTTCGAGAAGGAAGCTCAGACCGATCCGAACCTCGCCGGCCTGAATGGCCAGGACGCATCCGCAGCCATCGGTCAGATGCTGAACGCCCTGACGCTGAAGCTGAACGAGTCCAGCCTGAAGGCCGTCGCTGCTCAGTCGAAGGCTCTCGCCAAGGAAGTCAAGAAGGCCGAGCAGACCCAGAACCGCGAGCTCGCCCGTTGGCAGCGTCAGATCACTGGCGCCCGCAACAACGAAGCATTCGAAGCCGCGAAGAAGGGCTACGACGATTTCCGCAAGGCCTCCACGGACCAGATCGTCAAGTTTTACGACGAGCTGATCCGCCTCGCGAACCTGAACAAGGACACCGACGAAGTCGAGCGCCTGAAGGAGGAGCAGAAGGAGTACCTCGATCGCGCCAAGGCTGAGGACGATGAGCAGAACCGCGACAACGCTGCGAAGCTGGCAGATCTCCACAAGGAATCTCTGCAGCGCCAGCGCGAGGCAATGCAGGACGCCGCTAAGGCTCTGAAGACCCAGATCGACATGGCTCTCGACGAGCTGAAGCGTACGCCGCCGAGCACGGCGATGAACGCCCTCGTGGACAAGATCCGGGAATTGAATGCTCAGCTGAATGGTCAGCTCAATCAGATCGGCAACATTGACGTCCAGCTTGGTGGCATAGATCTCAATACGCCGATCAGTGCCGCTACCGCTGGCAGCGCCCAGTCGGCCATCAAGCATTTCATGGAGCGGGGTCTCTCCCAGGCTGGCGCCGCAGCAATCGCTGGCAACGTCTCCCAGGAAAGCTCCTTCAACCCGAACGCTCTCGGCGACCACGGCACTGCCCATGGTGCAGCCCAGTGGCGTGGTACCCGCTGGAACGAGCTCCGCTCGTTCGCTATCGGGAAGGGGACCGCTTCCGACAACCTGTCGACGCAGTATGACTTCATCCTGCATGAGCTGCAGCGTGACTACCCGAGCCTCTTCGCACGCCTGAAGGCAGGCAACGAGGATGTCGACGTTCTGACCCGTGACTTCATGAACATCTTCGAGCGTCCGAACAAGGATCCGAAGATCAACCATGTTGGCGAGCGTGTTTCCCAGGCCCGTGCTTTCCTGTCAGGCAACGTGCCGTCGACGACGGCTGCGGCCGAGGAGAACGAAAAGAAGCTCTCCGATCAGATCGACGAGAACAACGCCAAGTCCATCAAGGCGATGTCCGACGCAACGATCAAGAACCTGAAGTCGCGTATCGGCAACCTGAAGACCCAGGTCCGCTTCACGGACGACGCCAACTCCCTGAAGGATCTGCAGACGCAGATTCACGACGCCTACGACAAGATGGAGACGGCCGAGGTCGAGAAGTTCAAGGCCACGAACAAGGATCTGTTCGCCTCCAACAGGGCCGACTACGACAACCAGCTGTCCGACCTCCGCAGCAGCATCCACGAAAACCTCAACGCCGATCTTCAGAAGGTGATGGAGGAATATTTCAAGGCTGCGGAAGAGGAACTCCAGAAGCCGGTCGATCGCGCCAAGGCAGCACTGGACATCGCCCAGCAGCCAGATATGGCCAGCAAATATACGGCCTTGGATATTCAGAAGCTTCAGCAGAACGTTGTCGATCGCGAGCGTGAGGCTGCGGCCAACCGGATCCTGCTCATCGAGCAGCAGATCGCTGAAATCCGCCGAATGGCTGCTGAGGCCGAAGCCAACAACAAGGATGGTTCGCGTGACAGCGAAATTCTCCAGTGGCGCAACCTCGAGAACGACCTGATTGAGAAAAACAATCAGCTCAAGGAACAGAACAATCTTCTTGATGCTGCCAAGTCCAAGCAGGCACCATCGACTGCCAGCGCAATCCAGTCCGCCACAGTGGCGTGGGCACAGCAGAATGGTATCCTCGACTCTCAGCGAGAATTGATCCCACTAGCTACCCAGGTTGGTGATGCATGGGGCCAGGTACTCGACGGGCTGTCCTCTGGCTTCACCCAGTTCTTTACGAACATCTCGTCAGGCACCATGTCGGCCGGCGAGGCGTTCAAGCAGCTGGGCCAAAGCATCCTTCAGATGTTCATGCAGATCATCGCGAAGGCCCTGGCGAACCAGATCATCATGTCGCTGTTTGGTGGCGGAAGTGGCGGTAGTGGCAGCGGCATCTTTGGTGCGCTGGGTGAGGGCCTGTTTGGTATCATCGGTGGTAAGGCCAACGGCGGTCTGATCCGTGCTGCCAACGGGGCGGTCGCTCCGTTCCGCGACGGCGGTGCCTACCAGCTCATGCCTGGTGAGATGGTCCTGCGCCAGTCGGCCGTGTCCATGATCGGTGAAGACAAGCTGACGAACCTGAACAACCTAGGCAACCGCCAGATCTCCGAAGGCGCTCTGCAGGGTCTCGCTGGGAACAACGACAACAAGAAACAGCAGTCAGGCGTCGTCAACGTCTGGGTCGTATCCCAGGATCAGGTGCCCCAGTCTGGACCGAACGATATCATCGCGACGGTCAGCCAGAACATCCAGAACCGCGGTTCGATCAAGCAGTTGATCCAGCAGGTTGCGATGGGTCAGATCTAATACTTGACGGGATGGAGGGGACCGCACTCGGGACGAACCCCGACGTCGGTCCCTCCCAAAACGTCGATTACCTGATTGTTCTTGAAGAACACCAGGTAGGAACCCTGACTGTAAGCGCCGTAGCCATTCTTTCCATAGAATGTCGCACAAACGGCCCAATGATTTCGGTATGAGAAATTTGTCAGCGAGAAGTAAGGCTTGCTGGCCTTCAGCTCTCGAACAGCCCAAGGATCCTTGGCGGACTTGCGGATGATGTCCGCGACTTTCTTGTCTGTACCCGTTGGCGCGGGTTCACTCGCGGCTTGGACGATGGTGGCGCTGCTCAAGACTAGCGAAGCGACGGCCAAAATTCTCGGAAACGACATGCGGTTAACAGCACCTTAACGATCTATCGACAATTCTACTCTGTGGACCGATGGGCGTATTCCGCCCAGGGGTTGGCACGACTCAACCACTAGGTCACAATATCACTGATTTGCAACAGGAGACGTGAGTCTTGAGCTAATAACCCACAAACGAAAAAGCACTCGGGTTGCCGCCCAAGTGCTTATTCAAACTTCGAGGAGCTTCGAACCCCGTCTTCAAGGTCGAAGCTCCCATAAAACGAATCAGATGTCAACGGGAAATTTGCCGATTTCTCGAACGGACAACTGCGTCGTCTCTCAGGTCTACCCAGAGGGGAGCACTGCAAGTGTTTGCACAACTGAAAATTGCCATTACAGAAGCCATACAACCTAATTTCGATGAGTTATCCAAGATCCTGTGGCAGGCCCACGGACACGGCTACTTGACAGATGACGAAGCTCAGAATCTTGCCGAAGGCATTGAGCTGCGTCGGAAGCTGCAATTTATGCCACGCCGTCGCTCGATTTTCCCAGCATCTCGGCCAAAGGTCAGGATCGCGAAGCGGGCAGAACGGATTGGCCGTCGCCGCCGTCTGGCAGCGTATGCACCGATCGGTCCCCGGATCGCCGCCCAGTTCTCAGTGTCCGAGCTGGCAGTTCTCACGGTGCTGGCCAACGAAGTCCGCCGCGCTGGTAAGCTGGTGTGGCCAATCTCTCGTGTCGCAGCCGCCGCAGGTGTCTGCCGAGCAATGGTGCAGATGGCCTTCCGGAAAGCTCGTGAACTCGGCCTCATCTCGGTCAAGCATGAGCGCCCGCGTGGTCAGCGGAACCGCTTCAACGAGGTCAAGATCGTCTGCTCCGAGTGGCTCTCCTGGCTGAAGGGTAGGGGTGGGTCTAAAAATGTTGCCCCCATGAATAAACAAGATTTATCTACTAAGGCAGCAGCGACCGCAAACCCTTGTATTGCAAGGGAATCAAACCCATATCAACCGGCATGGAAACGTTTGATTTCCCGTACTTCACCTGGACCGTTGAATACCCAGAGTCCTCCCCAAAGGTGCAGTTCGGTCGAGGCTATGAATTTGCTCCCAGACCTCGCGGACCTGATCAGGTAAAGTACACTCTCCACTTCAAGACGATGAAGTTCTTCACGGATGAAGCCGAGCGTGTGCTGACTGGTGTCATGCCGAAGATCAACATCGCTCGCCTGGAAGAGTTCTACCAGAAGCATCGGCTGTTCGAGAAATTCATCATGCCTATTCCGGGGAAGGGGCTTTTGACTGTTCGCTTCAGCAAGCCGTTCCGGTACAAAGTTGCCGAGAATGGCCTGGGAACTGTCGAGCCGTTTGAGCTGGAGGTCACGACCCAGCCATGACGTCGACTGCGCCTCTTGAGCACAAACAAGAAGCCCAGAAACTCACTGCTGACGGTCTAGTAGATCTCTACACAATCATGCTGAAGAACCAGCCGGTGATCTTCCGCTTCAAGACCGATAACACGGTCACGTGGCAGGGGCAGCTCTACGAAGGTATGGCGACCCGCATGACCGGTGACACGCGATCGGCGGACGGCGAAGAAAGCCGACCAATCCTCCAGGTCATGAACCCGTTCGGGATCTTCAACAAGGCTGCGCTTCAGGGCCAGCTTGACCAGGCGACGGTCATCCGCCGTCGTGTCCTCCGCGATCACGTCGAGAAGGACGTGAACATCTCCGAACAGCGCATGTGGTATGTCGGCCGCATCCGTGAGCTCATCTCCGGACAGAGCATCACGTTCGAACTCCGCAACATGACCGAGGGTGCCAACTTCCAGGTGCCATGCCGCATGTTCATTCCCCCTGAGTTCCCGATGGTGACGCTCTGATGCTGAAGTACGATCACCTGCTGCACCTGCCGTTCAGCTACAAGAACCAGAACTGCTACCACCTGATCCGCGGCTTCTATGCGGACAATTTCGACATCCACCTGCCGAACTACGCTGGCCCGAAAGAGTTCTGGGACCACGGCCTCAATCTCTACATGGACCGCTATCGCAGGTGTGGCTTCTATCTGCTGGACTGCCATCCATCCGAATATCAGCCGGGGGACGTGATCCTCTGCGCTATCAAGTCGGAGGTTGCCAACCATGTTGGTGTGTTCGTCGAGAACGGCCAGGTGCTGCACCATCTGTGGGGCCGGCTGTCGACCGTGGAGTCCTATCGCGATCTCCTCCGCAACAACACCCTGGCCGTTCTCCGACACAAAGACGTCAGTCTCAAGAAGACCGAGACGACCGCGAACTTGCTCGACCTGGTCAGCCCAAACGTAAAAAGGAAGCTGGATGAATACCTCCGAACTTCTCCCCTTGTATGAGGGCGACCAGGAGCGCTGTGGTTTCGTCCTGAAGAATGGCGAGATCGTTGAGTGCGAGAACATCTGTGTGGATTCCGCAAACGGCTTCGACTTCCGCGGCGAGGATCTCATCATGTACGCCCCGCACGCCCAGGCCAGCTGGCACACCCACCCTGGCGAGGACTCGAACCTGTCGGCCGGCGACTTCCTTTCGTTCATCAACTGGCCCGAGCTCGAGCATTACATCATCGGCAATGACGGTGTGACGAAGTACCTGGTCGAAGACGGAGATGTTCTCGTTGCGGGTTAAGGTCGTTCTCCACGGTTACTTCGCTGCGTTCCATGAAGGCCCGATTGAGATGGTCGGCCACACCGTGGCTGAGATCGTCGAGGGCGTCACGCGCCAGCTCGTCGGCTTCCAGCCGGATCCGGTTCGCGGACGGCATCGGATCAAGATCGTCGGCTATGAGACGGAGGAATCTCTCCACACGCCGATCGAGTCTGATGTCGAGTTCATCCACATCGTCCCGCAGCTGAGTGGCGGCAAGAAGGGGGGTCTGCTGCAGATCCTGCTTGGTGTCGCGCTCGTCGGCGTCGGCCTGCTCCTGGGCGGCACAATGATCGGTTCACTCCTGGTCAAGGTCGGGGCTCTGATGCTGCTCGGCGGGCTCACGCAGCTCCTGGCGCCGAAGCCCGAGACGGACAAATCCGGCGACGGCACAAAACGAAGTTCCTATCTCGGCGCTCCCAAGAACACGGTGGCGATCGGCACCCGCATCCCAATCCTCTACGGCAGGCGCCGCGTCTACGGACACTTCCTGTCGTTCGATATCAACGCGATCGAATACAAACCATAGGATTTCTAATGCGTCCATCTGAAGACCTCATCAAGCAAGCAGTTGGCATGACGGGAGGCTACAGACCAGCCGCTCGCTACCTGCGTGAACAGGGCTACGACATCTCGGAGTCTGGCATTCGCGGAATGAAGAAGCGCTGGGATGACAGCGACTTCGAACTGGTCGACGAAGGTAAACCGTCGATCGACATCGAGGCACTCGTCGAGCGGCGCATTACCCAGTTCGCCCAGAAGCGGGAGAAGTTCGAGCGGGAGAAAATCATCCCGGTTCGCGTGAAGCGCGACGGCCCGATCGGCATTGGCTTCTTCGGGGACATGCACCTGGACGACGACGGCACGGACCTGGCCCAGGTGCTCGAGCACGTCGATCTCTTCGACGGCCGGCACGAGGGCCTCTACGCTGCCAACGTTGGCGACGTGTTCAACAACTGGGCTGGCCGTCTGGCGCGTCTCTATTCGGAGCAGAGCACGTCGGCCGACGAAGCCCTGGCGCTGGTCGAGTACGTTCTCCAGAAGATCGACTGGCTCTATTACACGGACGGCAACCACGATCTGTGGGGTCAGGGTGGCGACATCCTCAAGCACATCCTCGCGAACCATGCTCTCGTCCACAAGTCGAACAAGGTCCGCCTGCAGCTGCAGCTCCCGAACGGCCGAGACGTGAAGATCTATTCGGTCCACGGCTTCCGCGGCAAGTCCATGTGGTCGGAGTCCTATGGTGCGGCGAAGGCGGCTCAGCTCGACGGCGAGCACCATGACATCTACGTCGCCGGCCACATCCACACCTCTGGCTATGCCCACGGGATGCGTCCGTCATCTTCGCAGATCTGGCACGCTCTCCAGGTCGCCTCGTACAAGAAGATCGACCGCTACGCCGAGGAGCTGAACCTCGACGCCAAGGATCTCTACAATTGCCCTGTGGCTCTCATTGATCCGTACGCCTCGAGCGAGATGAACTTCATCCGGTTCGAGTTCGATCCTGGTGAAGCGGCCGAGCGTCTGAAGTGGATGCAGAACCGCTGGCGCTCTGGAAAAACGGCGCACTAATCCCCACTTAAACCGGTACACGAAGAAAGCCGGTTAAGCCTATGACAATTCAAGATATGTCCCTTCGAAAACTCAGCGGTTCGAAGGGACAATCTTCTTCCAGTCCTAAACAGACAGCCGACTCCCTTTTCGCGACCGACGTGGTCGAAGCCCTCTTGGGTATCAGTGAAGGCCCGATCAAGGGTCTTGAGAACGGCGCCAAATCCTACCTGGTTGGAGAGACCCAGCTTCAGGACGACAGCGGCACAGCCAACTTCGATAACTTTGAGCTCATCGACTACAAGGGCAGCGAGCTCGGGGAGGAGATCTACTCTCGCCTCGGTGGCTTCGGCGCGTCCACCACGGTCAACGTCGAGATGGCGCCGAACGTGGCGATCATCCGCCAGGGCACGCACACCGACATTGATTACGTCGATCTCCGCTTTGTCATCAACCAGTTGGTGACGCAGAACGACAAGGGCACCTTCAACCACACTGGCCGCTGGCGCATCGAATACAAGCTGGTCAGTGCTCCAGTCTGGACGCCCGTCCGGACCCCGACCGTCAATCCGCTCCCGCCGCAGATCTCTGGCGATAGCTTCGACATCTTCTACGGAACTGGCGGAACGCCGGTAAAGATCAACGCTTCCCCCGGTGACCGGCCGACCTATTGGGCGCCGACGCAGCCCATCACGAGCGCCAATGCGGGGATCTGGTTCGACACCTCGAACAACTACAAGCCAAAGATCTGGGACGGCACCAACTGGTACTTCCCGGCTGGGCTCTTCTTCGCGAACAACCGCTGGACCTGGTCCGAAGCTTCATCGTGGGGCGGCGATCGTGCGACAAAGGCATTCGTCGGCGCACAGATGGTGGGCTTTGCTCCGGAGCAGGGCGACTACTGGCTACACACGGGCGCCCAGCGTCCATACTTCTTCAACGGCTCGACCTGGATCCAGGCGGGATCCTCACTACGCCCTGGCACCTTTGGTGAGAACGGGACCGGTGGTGACATCGTCCTGACGAACGGCGAGCTCGCCCTCACGGCGAAGACCACGCAGCCTTTCCCCAAGGAGTTCCGCGTACCGGTCGCACGGGCGAACGAGCCCTACATGTTCCGCGTCGTCAAGACGTCTCCGATCGACACGACCGAAAACTTCTTCAGCATCACCTGGGAATCGTTCCAGGAAGTCACGGCGAAGAACTACAAGTTCAAGGGCCTCGCGACCACGCAGGTGATCGCTCGAGCCAGCGAACAGTTCTCGTCGATCCCTGACTTCTCGGGCATCTACCTCGGCCGCATCGTTCGCGTTCCGTCGAACTATAATGCGACGACCCGCGTCTACACTGGCGTCTGGGACGGCACGTGGAAGCTGGCCTACACGAACAATCCTGCCTTCGTCGCGAACGACCTGGTGCTCAACGATCGGTATGGCATGAACGCCTACTACCCGATCGTCCTGAACAAGTGGGATGTCTACGACGCGGGCGTCTGGTGCGACACCAGGACCGCTTCTGGCAAGCCGCGCTTCACCTTCAACGGTCTGATCTCGGACCCGAAGGGTGGCCGCGACACGATCAACTACATCTGTGGCATCTTCGCCGGCCGCTTCTTCGACGATGGCAATGGTCAGGGCGTCATCCGGATCGACCGTGATGCCAATCCTGCCGTGGCCTTCACGCCTGAGAACGTCGTCGATGGCGTCTTCACCTATTCCTTCACGGAAATCTCCACCCGCCATAACGACCTGACGGTCACCTACATCAACGAAGATCTGGGCTGGCAAGAAGATCGCCGCCGCGTCTACGACCAGGAGCACATCAATAAGTACGGTCGCATTCCGTACAACTTCGAAGCGGTCGGCTGCACTGACGAAGAGGAGGCGATCCGCCGCGCCAGGTATCATCTGATCACTGGCACCAAGGAAACCATGCTGGTCAACTTCAAGACCAACCGCATGGGTCTTTACCTCACGCCGTACGACATGATCACAGTCGCGGACGAGGACATGGAAGCTGGCCTCAGCGGACGTGTGAAGAGCCTGACTGGCAAGCGGACGATCAACCTCCGCGATCCGCTCTTCCTCGAACCTGGCTATTCCTACCAGATTGGCTTCCAGCTTGTTAGCGAAGCGACCGGCGACTTCGTGATGGACAGCCGCGAGCTGACCAATGTCACGGGCGCGGTGACCGCTCTGACGACCACCACGGACTTGCCGGATAATCTCCCGGAAGACGCCGTCTTCACGATCACCCAGACGAACGGCGACGTGGCTCCGCTCGCCTTCCGCGTCATGTCGATCACCGAAGTGGAAGGCGATCCGGACAACGTCGAAATCCAGGCCATGCAGATGAACAGAGCCAAGTGGCTCTACATCGACGGCTACGTTGGCTCGATCGACGACCTGGACAAGTACGTCCTCGGCCAGAAGAAGAAGCCCGACCCAGTTGTGGATCTGAAGGTGAGGGCGACGACCCGCACGGTTGGCGCACGCCAGGTCACGACCCTGACCCTGGCCTGGAACCCAAGCCCGACGAAGACGGTCACCCGCTACAAGATCTCTGGCTCGCGAGACAACGGCCCGATCTCGCTGCTTGGTGAGGTTCCGGTTCCGCAGTTCGAGTGGGACGATATCCCGGCTGGCGAATACTATTTCGAGGTGACGGCGGTCGACGTGAACGGCTACGCCTCCGTACCGGCCATCATCGAACATCGCCTGATTGGTGACACCCGCAACGTGGACGGAATCTCCGGTCTCCGGATGATCGACGAGCCGACCGAGACGGACTTCGAAAGCCGCTCGCCGCTCTTCCAGTGGGGTGCTGCGAAGGACCAATATTTCAAGCAGTACGTTCTCCAGGTCCGCGACCTGAGCGATCTCGTGATCCGCGAAGAGATTCTGGACCGCACCTGGTACACCTACGAGTACACGGTCAACACCAACGACGGAGGCGGGAAGCCTCGCCGCAAATTCAAGATCGCCGTCGCGACCGAGGACCAGTTCGGGTTCAGGTCCGACTTCGTCACCCTGTCCGTGAAGAACGACGCGCCGGCAGCTCCTGCGACCCAAAGCGTCGAGGTGCTCTACGAAGCTGCCGTTGTCCATTATGACGTGCCGCCGATCCGCGACTTCCGCGGTGTCGTCGTCCACGCCTCGCTAACCGACAGCTTCACGCCAGATGACAGCAACCTCGTCTACAAGGGACCAACCAACAACGTCGCGATCCCGCTCGAGGCTGACAACACCTGGTACTTCAAGCTGGCGTTCTACGACTTGTTCGAGGACGATTCCGATCTGAACTTCGGCAACCAGATGTCGCTCGAGATCCCGCTTCCGAGCGGCGGAGTGGGTGACGAGATCCCGCCGGAACCACCGACCGGTCTGAGTGTCACACCTGGTTTCAAGATCCTTATCGCTAACTGGACGAATCCGTCCGACCAGGATCTCTCGTACGTCGAGCTTTTCACCAATACGGTCAACGACGTCTCGACGGCGACATTCGGTGGCAACGCTTCGGGCGAGCGTGGTGTGATCATCGGCCTGCTGGCTGGTGTGAAATATTGGGTCTGGGCTCGAGCCGTCGACAAGTCTGGCAACCGCTCGGCCTTCACGACGACTGTCGTCTTCGGCACCCCGCTGGCTCTCGGCGCGACGGAGATCTCAGACGATGCCATCAAAACGAATCATCTTGATGCAGGAAGCGTCACTGCAGAGCAGGTCGCCGCTGGTGCTATCACTGCCGCGAAACTAAATGTGTCTTCGCTATCAGCCGTTAGCGCCACCCTTGGGGACGTTACGGCCGGCGTGGCCCGATCGGCAAACAACAAAATGCGGATCGAGCTCGACAACACTAGGATCTTGATTTCGGACTAATGACAACCAGAGTTATCCTCGGCGCCTTCGACGGTACATTCGTCCTCAGAGCATCCAAGCCAGGGTTCAACGTCCTCGATCCGGCACTAACCAAAGAGCAACTGGCTTTCGATAGCCGTTACTTCACCGCTGCGCGAGTTCTTTCTCAAGGAACCCTACAGGGGCAGCTAGAATGGGCCGACATGGTTGGTTGGTCCTGGTACGCACCATCACCGGTTTATCTTGGGGGGAGCTGGGATCCGAATGAACTCCCATACGTCATCGTCGTCCCGAGGTCGAACTTTGATTACAACATGATAGGGCAGAGCAACATTGGTGGGTTCTTCACCATGAATGGTGGCTACGATTCGGTCGGCAAGACGATCGGTATCGGCGCGGGCGCTGCTTGGTGGCCGCTCTCGGGAAACTACACCCGACTTTGGGGTTGGTTCGATTACTGGGTGGTGAAGCCCTGATGGTCGGACGAGTTCTCCTCGGTAAGCGAGGCACCGAATATGGTTTGTGGATCACCAAGGCGGGGAAAGAAGTTCAGACAGCCACCTTGGACAGTGACTTTCTCCTACGCGCCGACTCCAAGATGGTTCAGGTTGTCCAGAGCGGCGTTGTACCGCAGACGGCGGCGGGGTTCACGCCCACCGTCGTGAACATCCCTAACCTGGGCTTCAAACCTGTTGTCGAGTTTGAAAGCATCGGTTGGTTCGAGGCAATCTGCCAGTACCTGAGCTTGACCCAGATTTACTTCACACTTTCTCCGAATGGAGCGGACGCCCAGGGTGCTCGCTACACCCCGGCCGGTTCTGCCGCTCAGCGATACATCCGATACCGAGTTTGGAGCTTGCCCGCCGTTGCCTAATCGTGTGCTGTTCGACGTGAACGGATTGAAGATTTCGCGACCAGGTATGGATGTGTTGACGGCCGCGAATGTGAACTTGAACTTTTCCTCCGACTGGTCCGCGATAACGTTGCTCGCCTCCGGGAAAGCTTACGTAACCGGGACGACCGTCATCCCGTTTGGCAAGACATTCTCTCGGGTTCCCCAGGTGATCGTTCCCTACAATTTTCAGACTGCCGAGCTGGGCTACAACTGGTCGTACCTCCAGTTCAACGATTTGACCCTGGGGCTTAACGGTGTTGCGAGGGTTTTTAATGATCGCCTCGAGCTCTACGCCAACACCTGGGGTCCGGTCTACATGGGTTATTTTATCTGGGATTACGCAATATGATCATCGAACACCTACCTGACGGCCGGATTACTCACGTCATCTGGGATCCTGTCTCACCTGACGTTCAAGCCGCACTCGCGGAGCAGGGGAGACCTTATCTGGATTTCCCGCCAGTTCCGCTTCCAGACGTCGGCGCTGTGGATCCGAACACCGGTCAGCCCCTCATGGAGACCGTCCAGATTCCGAGGCTCGATGCTGAGGGTCAGCCCGTCCTGGACGAAGCAGGCGAGCAGGTGGTCGACGAGTTCGAGCAGCAGATCATCATCACCGGCCGGCTAGAGTTCGTGAAGTGTGCGATCGAATCCGACTACATCCTGGACGGACAGATCACAGCTCGGCCGACGTTTGATGTTCCCGCCGAGATCAAGCTCAAGGTGGGTGAGACGGTCAAGCTGACTGGCCTGCCGGATCCCTGCAACGTCTGGGTGGACCGCGATCAGACCGTCCTCACTGGCGGCGAACTCGAGCTCGAGGCCGAGATGCCGGCGACCTACCACATCACGCTGGAGCAATGGCCGTACATGGAACGCTTTGTGAAGGTGACGATCGATGAAGCTTAATCTGAAGAAGGATCTGAACCCGATCCGTGCCGCGGCGATCGCCAAGATTGATGCAGCGGCCGAGCTCGAGCGGGGCAAGTACGTTACGCTCGGCGCCGGCCAAGCAATGGTCTACTGGGAGAAGGAACGTCAAGCCGAACTCGTGGCCGCGACTCCGGACATCAATCCGCAGATCGTGCTGCTCGTCGCCGCAGAAGCTGAGCGAACCGGATCCACGCTGCTCGATGCAGCTGCAGTGATCCTGAGTCTGGCCCATGAGTGGCGCCAGGTTGCGCCAGTGATCGAGCAGAAGCGAATGGCCGCAAAGGATGCCGTCGCTGCGGCGAACACACCGGCCGCGATTGAAACAGCAACGGAGATCCAGTGGTGAGCAAGACCAGGAACAAAGGCATCATCGCATACGGAACTGACGACGATCGCGAGAAGCTCGCACTCCTGGCCGACACCTACGGACTGTCCGGAAGCGAGCTCATCATCAAGATGATCAGGGAAAAATTTGAACAACTATTTGGTGTGTTAGTTCCATAATTATACCTATGCGATTATTCATTTAGCATCGTTCTGAGTCAACCAGAACGAGAATCACTAAGCCTCTATAACCATATTTACGGGAACCAATTGGAGTTCCCGTATGCCCGTAACCGACCTCACCCACATCCGGCTCGACAGCCTGGAATCGGCAGTCAAGCAGATGTCGGATCGCGTCGTCGCTCTGGCAGAGTTCATGGAGCGCCTGGTCGTGCTCGAGGAGCGTAACAGCTTCGTCGCCACCCAGGTGAAGGAAGTGAAAGATGGATTCAAGGAGTCCATCGGAGAGCTCAAAGCTCAGCACGCAGATCTCGAGAAGAAGTACACGGCTCTCAATGAGAAGGTCGTCCGACTGGTCACGCTCTGCTCCGTGGCCAGTGCTGTCATCTCGGCCGTCGCACCGCTGCTCCTGAAGAAGTTCGTGGGGCTCTAATGCGGCGCCCCCAGGTCCACCAGGACTGGAAGACGATCCTGCGACACTCGTATGCCATGTGGTGTACCTACTTCTTCCTCTTCCTCGTGGTCCTCGAGCCGATCTGCGACACGCTGCTACCGATGGTCCCGCCATCAATGCGTCTCGCCTTCTCCATCCTCGACGGCCTGGTCGCGCTCGGCGCGATCTATGGACGCCTGATCCCCCAGAAGAAAATCTCAGGAGCCAAGAATGGCTAAGAAGACGATCACTGCGACGATCGCCAGCGCTGCTGTTGCGATCGGCGTCTCCATTGCTGAACCGGCAGAAGGTTACGTCGGCTATGTCTACCGCGATGCAGTCGGTGTCCTCACCTACTGCATGGGAGAAACTGAAAATGCGAAGTCCATGCAGGGCCGGAAGTTTTCCAGGGAAGAGTGCCGTGCTCTCCTGGTTAAGCGCATGGCCCACTACGATCAAGGTAACGCGGCATGCGTCAAGAATTGGGACGCCCTCCCCGTCGAGACTCGAGGAGCCTTCGACAGCTTCAGCTACAACGTGGGGAACGGAGCCTTCTGTGGCTCGAGCTCGGCCCGCTATCTCCGTACCGGAAACGTAAGAGCCGCCTGCGACGCAATGCTCTCCTGGAACAAGGGGACAGTGAAGGGCAAGAAGGTCATTCTCCCTGGCTTGGCCAAGCGTCGGGCGGTGGAGCGGACGATGTGCATGAGGGGTGTGGAATGATCCCCCTCACGCTCCTCGAGCCGCTGGCAAAACCGGTCCTGATTTGTGCCCTAGCCGCGGGCCTGGTCTTTGGCGGCTATCTCTACGGACAGCACGCCGCGAACGAGAAGCACGAAGCGGCCGAGCTCGCCAAGTGGGTGAAGGACATCAACCTCGGGATCGCGATCGACTCCGCTGACCGCACGCAGCGGGAGCAGGATCAGAACCGGATTACAGAATTGCAGAAGGAGCTAGCCGATGCTCGCGCCAAGATTAAGCACCCTGACGATACCTGCTTTGATAGCGATGACGTTGAGCAGCTGCTCGATATTTGGCCTCGGCCTCACGGACAGAGCAAACCTGCCGCTCCTGCCCGCTGACATCCGGACCTGTTTCGACGAGACAGTTACGCCTCCCGTGCGGGGTCAGCGGATGACCAAGGGGCAGACGTTCGACAAGTTCGGGGAGTTCATCACCCTGGATGAAAAGAAGTCGTCCTGTGGGCGGCGATTGATCGAGCGAGACGACGCTCTACGGACAGGACAAATAAAAAAGGCCCCGTGAGGGGCCTTCTTCTTACGCTTCACACGCTACACAGGACTCGTTCGATCGAGCCAGAGCCTGGGCTGGGTTCGTCGACTCCTGATAGTAGAGCGACTTCAGACCAAGCTTGTGGGCCTTGAGGGTCAGGCGCATCTGCTCCTTCGGCGTCACATTCGGCGGCATCTTCAGGTTCAGGCTCTGACCCTGATCGATGTACCGGCCACGGGCGGCGGCTTGCTCGATCACCTTGTCCATAGAGACCTCGCTGGCAGTCCGGAAGACGGCCTTCTCGTGGTCCGTGAGGATGTCCAGGTGCTGCACAGAGCCTTCGCGGAGCAGGATCGAGCGCCAGGTCTCGGCGTTGTCCATGTTCTTCTGGCCGAGAACCCTCTCCAGGTATGGATTGCGGAAGGTGAACTTACCCTTCTGCAGATCCGGAACGAAGTAGTTATTCTCGAACAGCGCGATGCCCTCGGAAGCCTGACCCAGGATGAAGGCCGAGGACTTCGTCGGCGCGATCGCCATGGTAGTGCTGTTGCGGCGCTTGTAGTTGATCAGCATCTCCGGAACGCCGTACTCGCGGCCGAGCTGCTCCGACGCCTCGTAGGACTGAGCCTGCATTTGCTGGAAGATCTTGATGTTCAGCAGAGACGCTTCCGTGCTCTCGAACGCGACCATCTTGGACTGCAGCAGCGAGTGCCAGCCGAGGATACCGAGGCCGAGGGCGCGGTGATGCAGAGCGAAGCGGTAGGAGCTGTCCATGAACGGCAGATCCTTGGTCTTCTCAATGTACTCGGACATCACGGCGTCGAGCAGATAGATGGCCACCTTCACCAGGTCGGTGTCCTTCCAGTCGTCGTAGTGCAGCACGTTCAGCGAGAGCAGATTGCAGACGAACGACTCCTTGGCCGTCGACGGCAGCATGATCTCGGTGCAGAGGTTCGACGACCAGATGGTCCGCTTCTGATCCCGATAAACGTCCGCAGCAAAGCGGTTGGCGTTGTCGTGGAAGAAGATGAATGGGCGTCCGTTGGCACGGCGGCGCTCGAGGATCTTGGCGAAGACGGCCTGGTTGCGTTCACTGCCAGCGAAGGCGTCTTCCAGGAACTTGTCCGTGATGGACACGGCTGGCTGAACATTCTGCAGCGGGCTGGCCTTCGTGCGGATGGTCAGATGCTCGTCAATATCCGGGTGATCGGCCGGCAGATAGACTGCGATCGAGCCACGGCGGACGTTCGACTGACTCACCACGGACGTTGTCGTCTCGGCCATCTGCATGAAATGCACAGCACCATAGCTCGAGCCGCCACCAGAGATGGCAGCGCCACGTCCACGGAGAGCGCCGTAGTAGGCAGAGGTGCCGGCGCCGTACTTGGTCTGGGCACCGATCTCGGCCGTCTTCAGCAGGATGCTGTCCATGGTATCGTCCATGTAGACGTTGTTGCAGCTGATTGGCAGGCCACGGGCGAGACCGAAGTTCGACCAGATTGGCGACGACAGGCTCATCCAGCCGTTCATCAGGTACTCGGAGATCTTCTTTCCGATGTCAGGGCGATCGAGGATCTCCCCTGCCCGCTTGCCGACCTCAGCAATGCGGTCCTCTACGGACACTCCCTCCCGCAGATATCCGCGGGAGAGAAACTTACGGGTGTCATCGGTAATCCAGGTGGTCATGCGAATAGTTCCTTCGGGTCGTAGGCGACGTCGTTTTCGGTGTAGTCGACGGGGTTCTTGTGGAAGAAATCGGTCTTGTTGGTGCCGAAGACTTCTTCATCCATCCAAAGCGTCTCGATCATCGGCCAGTCGGTGAGTGGCGACCGGATGCCGATCGACTTGAGGCTGTCCTGCAGTCGAGTGGAGACGTAGTTCTTGAGGATCTCGGCGCTGATGTTTTCGTCGGCGTAATCACCAATCATCCAGTCGATCAGATTGCTCTCGGCCTTGAAGGCTTCTAGGCACTCTTCGCGGATGCGCTCAGTCAGCTCGAAGTCGAAGAGATCCGGGTATTCCTGACGCAGCGTGTTGATGATCTTGATGCCGATCTGGGCGTGCAGGGTCTCTTCGTTCTTCGTGTACTGAACCTGCTGAGCCGTATCCTTCAGGACGTTCTTGAAGCGGTTGAACCACATGATCGTGTAGAACTGGCTGAAGAGGCTGACGTTCTCGACGAAGAGCGTGAACAGGATGATCGAATAGATGTACTGCTTGCGATCGTCTTCGTAGACACGCTGAGCATGCTTCCGGAGATAGTTCACGCGGGCGCGAACGACATCGATTTTCAGGTTCTCTTCGAAGACTGCTTCCAGACCGAGCACCTCGAGCAGCCGCTCGTAGGCCTGGTTGTGGATCACTTCGGTGTACGCCATGACGTAGCCGAGATCCTTGATCGCAGGGTGACGCAGGTTCCGGCCCAGGTTCGCCCAGAAGTCCTTCACGG